ATCAGGGTGCTGCCTCCGCCACGGGCACTCAGGGTGCTGCCTCCGCCACGGGCACTCAGGGTGCTGCCTCCGCCACGGGCTATCAGGGTGCTGCCTCCGCCACGGGCGAGCGGGGTGCTGCCTCCGCCACGGGCGAGCGGGGTGCTGCCTCCGCCACGGGCGAGCGGGGTGCTGCTATGGCATCCGGATACGAAGGCCGTGCAAGGGGCATTGATGGGAATGCCCTATTCCTCGTCTTCCGCGATGGCAACTACAACATTGCTCACGCCAAGGCTGCGATTGTTGGGCGAGACGGCATCAAGGCCAATGTTTTCTACATGCTGAATGCATCCGGTGAATTTGTGGAGGCTGTTTGATCATGGCCGAAATCACAAAGGGACTGCTGGCAGCGTGCAAGGTGCTGGTTGCCGCAATTCCGAACCCGATGCACCCGGCACGCATGCAGGGTCAGGCTGCGATTGAACTTGCTGAGCTGAGGCATGTGCCGCGCCAGACAGGTGCCGATCTGGACTACCTCGACAAGCTGAACAGTGGCGAGTTTGACCGCTGCAACTATGACCGTGCACTGCGCCAGCAGATGGAGTTGCAGGGTGTTACTGGGAGGACGATGTGAGTACGAACAACATTGAAGACCTGAAGAGCGAAGTCATTGGGCGTCTGGCAAAGCGGCCCTACGTCTCTGGCGATCAACTTCCACCAATCGGTTCCATCGTTCTGGTTTCTGGCGCGAACTACGATGTTGAGAGCGACCAGCATCGGTCCTACTACTGGAGAAAAGTGATCGGCTATGCCAACGGCGATCAATTCGTGTGCCTTCAAACCCGCGATTGTTGGCCAACAGTTGAGCGAATGACAAACTGCTGGTTTGCACATGAACCATTCAAAAACACGGCTGAAGGTGTGTTGAGCGCCGCCGCGCCTGAGTTGTTGGCTGTTCTGAAGGGCTTACGCCGTGCTTATGTCAATTTGATTGAAAGCGGGCGCGACAGAATCATTGCGCTTGACGGTACGTGCGACCCCGTTGATGTGATGGAAGCCAACGATCCATGGCTGCGTGAAGTGACGCAGGTAATCGCCAAAGCTACAGGGAGCGCCACATGAACAAGGCCGAAACAAAGCAAGTGCTGATGGCGCTGAAAAAGATAGACGCCGAACTGCGCGCAGCATGGAATTCCAGATTGTTGCCAACGTGCGCAATTAGCGCAGCATGCATCCACGATTACACAGCCACCATAACCCTCTGCGAAGCCAGCCTAGCGCGGGTGGTGGAGCCTGTCGGCGAGGTTGTGTCTAGTGGCCCATCCAACCTGCCGATATTCCAATGGCTGTCTGCGGACCATTCGTTCCGTGTGCCGATTGGAAGCAAGCTCTACGCAGACACCCCACAAGAGGCCGCAGCGCAGTCAAGCCAAGCGGTGGAGTTGAGCGCAGACGACGTGCGGACCGCTGGCGGAATTGTGCACAGCGACGGCAATGTCTTTTTTACCAACATCGCCAAGCTGAATGCAGCCATCAACGCCAAGGTATCCACATGAACCACACCTACCTGATCAACGGCCTATCCATCCTCGACGCGAAGTTGGGGCGCCCGCGCTACTTCTGGCCCGCCGTGATGTTCACCCTGTTCACCGTGTTGCCTTGTGTGGCATCTGCGGTTGATGGGGCGCTGCAATGAAAGAACGCCCAATCCTATTCAGCGCCCCGATGGTGCGCGCGCTGCTAGATGGCAGCAAGACGCAGACGCGGAGAATCATGAAAGTTCAACCAGATGAACATGCCGCCGTCACGGTTGAGCGCTACTACCCCACCGTCATCAATCGTCACGGAGATGATGAGCCTGGGCATGAGATATTCGGCGCTTGGTGGGCCGACGGCGAGTGTGGATTGGCGTGCCCCTACGGCCAGCCAGGCGACCGGCTATGGGTGAAAGAAACCCATTGGCGCGACGATGAAGATGTAGCAATTCTGTACGCAGCGGACCCGAATGATTTCGAGATAGTCCAACGAAACAAAATTGATACAGGATCACCTCGCTACAACTGGAAACCCAGCATCCATATGCCCCGTGTTGCCAGTCGCATCACGTTGGAGATTGTCAGCGTGCGCGTGGAGCGACTGCAAGACATCAGCGAGGCGGATGCCAAGGCCGAAGGCTGCGATCAAACTGGCGTTGGAACTGGCCGATTTGACGCCAATGGAAACGAACAAGAGGTTGGTAGCTATTCCGCTAGCTACTACGAACTTTGGCAGTCGATCAACGGCCCCGGGTCGTGGTCCGCAAACCCCCGGGTCTGGGTGGTTGAGTTCAAGGTGGTGAAACCATGAGCGCCCCGTACCACACCCAAGGCTGCAGCAAGACTGATTGCCGCTGCCTTCAAGACCACCTGGATTGGGAGGCCGAATGCGCAGATCCTCCAGCGTCCGATTTGGTTGGCTACCTGTTCGCAATCTTGATCGTGTACGCCGCCATCGTCTGGTTGTTCTGGGGCGATGCGATTGTGAGTTTCATGCGGTCGTGAGCCGATCTAAAAAGGAATGAAGATGACAAAGGAAGAATGGATTACTGCAGCCACAACTCAATTGCAGCCATATGACCTGCCAGACACTCGCGCATATGCGGAGAGTCTGTATCAGACCTACGTCGAAGATGATGGAGACGTATGGCCCAACGATCCGCTCGGCGCAGTTGAAGAAGACTTGTCCTACTGGGGAGACTGACATGAAACGCCTCTTCAAACGCCTGCGCGAACTGCGGCATCGACTGCGGAACTTTTCCTATCTCCGCCGCAAAGGCCTATCCATTCGCGCCGCCTGGAAGAAGGCGGATTTGAATTTTTAACTGGAGAGCTTTATGAACATTGACAACATGACTTATGGCCAACTGAAACAAATTGCAGCAATGTTTCAAGGCGTTACAACTCATCAACCAGCGCCTGTGCACCCGTTCACCGGCAGGTACGTGATTGCCCGCTGTTATTCCGCTGGCGTCCATGCAGGTGAGGTCGTAAGCGTAGACGGTGAAAATGTCATACTCAAGGATTCCCGCCGCCTATGGAGTTGGAAAGCGAAAGACGGGGTAGCATTGTCCGGTGTTGCTCAGAACGGCCTGACGTCCGAAGGCAAGGTTGACACGCTCAATCCTGAGATCGCGCTCACAGGTGTCTGCGAACTCATTCCATGCAGCGCAAAAGCGCGGGAGTCTATTGATGGCTTCAAATAAAACTTTCAAAGATGGCGATGGCTCTGGCGATGGCTCTGGCTCTGGCTCTGGCTCTGGCTCTGGCTCTGGCGATGGCCGAATTATGACCATCGACAAAGAAACCATCCTGCGCATTGCGCGTGAGAGCGGCGCAGCATTCGACTTACTTGCGATGGGCAGGCATGACGGCGTTCTGTTCACTGCGTTCGAGTTGGAACGCTTCGCCGCCGCGCTCCTAACCAATAGTGCAGAGAGTTGTGCGGAGGTGCCGGAGCCGCAGCCGGTGAATGAAAGTGGCTCAACCATGACAGTCACGCGCTGGATGGTAGAAACGCCGCACGGATGGGTCGGTGCTTGGGATAAGAGCGCGATTACAGGGCTGCTCACCGACTACGGCAACGCCCGCGCAGCCGAGGCGCTGGAGCGGGCTGCTGAACGATGTGAGGGGATGGATTGCCTCTCTACCCCATTCAACTGTGCAGATGCCATCAGGAGCTTGACACCATGAAAACAACCCGCGAATTGCTGGAACTGGCAGCGAGGGCTTTGGGTATAGAGCTTGATTGGGGCTTGTGCGTGCCAAACACATCACCTTGGCGCATGACGGGTACTGGTGGCGCCTACGGCCCTGGCGCTATGTGGAACCCCTCAACCGACGACGGTGACAGCGCACGGCTTGAGTCTGCGATGGGGCTGGATGTGACATGGTTGGAGGACGCCGTATGGGTACGTGGGGTTGGCGAGTATTACTCCGACCACAACGGCGACAAGCAAGCCGCACGGCGCATGGCAACGCTGCGGGCAGCGGCACTTATTGGAGAAACAAAATGAATAGATATGACGTTGCGCCTAACGGTAGCACCTCAGACATGGTGCAAGCCGCTGATGGAGCGTTTGTCTTGTTCGAGGATGTGGAACGTGTAGCTACCATCGTCGCAAAGATGCGCGATGATCTGACAAAGATTGTCGGATTCGACAACCGCTTGATAGGCCAGCATGCGGTGAATATTCGTGAACATATCACCGATCTTGAGAGCATTCTCGGGGCTGCTGCGATTATTGGGGAGGGGATGAAATGACCAGCGTACTGACAGATGCCGAATTGATAGCCGCATTTGGCGAACCATTGTCTGAGAACGCGCTGCGGGCTATGCAGAAAGCTATCGCCATTGCTGTTAAGAAGCTGGCCGCAGGGGTGAGCGTGGAGCCTGTTGCAGAACTGGGCGTGGCAACGTTTCACTGGCTGCAAGACAGACCCGCAGCAGGTGGCAAGCTCTACACAGCCGCCGCCATCGCAGCAGCGCGGGCGCAGGAGAACGAACGGTGTGCGAAGGTGTGTGAAGCGCCGCACCACTACTTTAATGATTGCAAGACAAATAGCGAATGTGCTACGGCTATCCGCGCCCTGCTGGGAAAGGAAGCGAAATGACTGACCGAGAACTACTGGAGCTTGCGGCTAAGGCTGCTGGTGTAACCATAGACCGCTGGCTTAATGGCTCAGACGCCACAGCAGTATGTGGGTTTGAAACATGGCAACCGCTTTATGACGATGGCGATGCGCTGCGGCTGGCGGTGAAGCTAGGTCTTGGAATCAGCATCCCGTTAGCCAATAAGCGCACTGATGTTGTTACGTTCAGCGGACCAATCATCAGCGTGATTGAAGCGCACGGCGACCCCTATGCAGCAACCCGCCGCGCAATCGTCCGAGCAGCCGCTGAAATTGGAAAGGAAGCGCAATCATGAAGCAAATACCAATCACGTTCCCGTACTTTGGTGTAGTCGGAAACATTGCCTTGCTTGAGGTAGATACAAAAGGCCGCATGTCAGACAAGCTAGTTTTGCTTGCCGCCTCCAGTGCAGACGAGGGCGTACACACGCCAGCAGAAAGTTTCACGCTAACGCAGTCGGGTGCGCTGATTGCTTTGCGCGACGCATTGATAGCGGCCTACCCACTTGAGAAGGAACCAACATGACACACCCCGACACGCTACAAATCCTCCGCGCAGCGTTTGAGGCCGCTATAACAGCACTAGGACATGACTACTGCTTTGACCTGACGCCAGAAGGAGAGTACAAGCACGCAGATTGCTATGGTGCGTTTGACGCCTACAAGTTGGGGATTCAAGCAGCACTGCAACCACAGGCCGCAGAAACTGTGTGCGCAAAACCAATATACGAGAATTGCAAGTTTGGGCAGTGCAGCATGCATCTATTGCTCACGCTTGAGAACAAGGGACTACGAGAACAGTTGGAGCGCAAAGAAAAGGCTCAGGCCGCAGCACCGCCATCCACCGAAGCCGCGCTCACGGCGGCGCTGGAGGCACTGGAGAATGAGCGCGACTGCAAACACGGACAGCTTGCACGGCCTTGCGAGATATGCGGACTTGAAGCCGCTGACCAATACAACGCCGCAATCATCAAAGCAGCGGGGTTGCAACTCGTAGCCCTGCGGGCAGAGAACGCTGCACTCAAGGCGTCAGTAAGAGAGTACGGCGATGCGATTGAGCGCCTGTCCGCTGACCGGGAGGAATCGCTGAAGGATAAGGTAGCACTTGCGATGGAGATTGAAGCACTCAAGGCAGAGCTTGCTGCGATGCGCGATCAGAAGCCTGTGGCGTACTGGAACCCGCAAGAGCGAAACCAGTTTTACTGGGCTACCCCGACTTTAGTAACCGCACCTATTACAGTGAATGTGCATCCAATGGCGCTCTACGCAGCACCGGGAGCGAAGTGATGGCAATCAGAATATCTGAAGCAGTACAGCGCCTCCCCCGTCGCGTACTTGAACAGTTCGACTCAGAGTTTGACCGTGGAATCGGAGGCGAAGCTATGAAGTACACCCCAATCCCGCCAGTCCCACCCCGCGCAGTGCCGCTTGAAGACGTGCCGCGCATTGACGCCATGAAAGCACTAGGCATTACGCAAGTAGCGATTGCAAGACACATCAATGCCCACCCGCGCACAGTATCAAACATCGTGCTCAGGAAGGGCGCATACGCAGGAGTGCCGAAGTGAAAATCTATCCAGAAACCCTCATCAACCTGGCCTACTGCCATGATTGGATTTCAACGCAAGCCATCGCCGAACAACGCGGCAAGGTACCCAACGGGATCAATAAAAGTTTGGGGTGTATGCTGAGTGCTGGGCTGGTGGAGCGCCGCCGTGTGCAAGGCCCGAAGCGTGAATACTCAGGGCGCAATTGGTACTTCGAATACCGCATCACTGACGCGGGTCAGAAGGTGCTGCACCCTGCGATGCACGAGCCTGTGCCCGAGACACAGGCTGCGCCAGTTATCAATGCTTTCCATTGGCGCGAATTTGTGCAACCCGTGCCTATGCGAATCGGCAAGTGGGAATGTGAGCCGCGACCGGCGCAGGCGGTTAACTCTCGGTTTACGCAGTATTCATGACTCACTGTTGCAAAGGGTGCGGCGCACCATTAGTCACAGAGACATGTGAGTATTGCAAGCGTGTTGACGATACAGGCACGTTCGTGAAAGAACGATATTTCTTAGGTTGGACGGACCCAAGAGGTCCGCTGGTTGTCGCATCTCATGACCAGCGGACCGACACAATAGAACTGAGGCGATACGGTCAGCCCTTATAATCGACCAATGCAAAATTGGCTGTTAGCGCTCATCTTCAAACCGTTGATCGCAGCACTGATATTGCTGTTGATATTTGCGATAAAGAGCGCCATCTTGCGCTACATACCTGACTCGCAATTCAAACGCCTTTTACTGCGACCGTTGTTCAAGCGCAATTAGACCTGGAATGCTCATGTACTTTTCAGCCTCCGATGCAATACGACCAAGCGTTGAAGGTTGATTTGCCAGTTTGAGCAACGCAGCGCCTTTGCCAGTTGGATCAATCATCGCTTCGGACAGCGCGCCTAAAATCTTCGGTTGCGCGGCCTTCATAACGAACTCATAGGGGCGTGCCGCGTGACTCGCCAAAACGCCCTGCGCGAAGCTCGTCGGAACACCCAGCGGCCCAGCGATGCGTTGCAATAGGTTCTGACCTAGCATGTTCTGCATCGTCGGCGAACCTACCGCACGACCCAAGTTCTGACCGTTTGCTTTCAGCGCCAAGTCTTGCGCGATTGCGTTCAACGTCGCCATCTTGTTAGGCCCCATCACGCTTTCCAGCGTGCCCGCGCCCTTGAACCCGGTAGCGTTTGCCGCGAGTTTGTCCGAGTTGCGCAATTGACGCGCAAACGTCGCGCCGGTCTCCATGCCGCTGGCGCCGAAATCGGACAATGCAGGTTGCAGTTTGTTGACCAATTCCTGACCGATTTGCATCTGGTTGATTGGCCGCGACATGTCGGCATAGGTCTGTCGAGCCGCTTTAAACTCAGGGTTGGCACCCTCTATCCAATCGACGATTTGCCCACGCAAATTACGCGCTTGCGTCGCTTCCTTACCGACTATACCAGACGAGGGGTCTTTAAGCATGTCGTCCATTGCCATTTTCAAGTCTTGCAAGCTGTTGCCGGTGATACTCTTCTTGACCTCTGGTGCAGCGCCACCCACGCCGCTAAATGGCGCACTGCTGGTCGTTGTAAACCCAAACGGGCGACCCTCGTTCTCCGCGATGGTCTGGGCGCGTGTCATTGCTTTTTGCACCAGCGGGCGACTCAGCAAGTTATCCAATTTGTTGTCGACAAAATAGTTGGCGTTCTTGGCTTGTGTGTACACTGGCGCGGTCGTTGCGTTGCGTGCCGCAGTCAAGGCTGCAATCTGCGCATCGTCACCTGCCACACCTTGCAGTGCATTCATGCGTGCAGTGGCTTGCTGCGCATAGGTCCGAGCCAACGGGCCTTGCGACTCGGGATTGTTGTACAGTGTGCGCTCCAGTTGCGCCAAACCCGCGTCGTCAGCAACCTGTCCGACCGTCGGCACCGATCCAGGCACCAGCGCACGGGCACTAGCCATGTTTTGCACAGCCTTGTTCGCGTCGGTCGCGCTAGCTTGCAGTATTTCCGCTGCGATCTTATTGCGACCCTTTTCAGTCATTGGGCGCAGCAGCCCTGTTACAGCCTGATATCCTGCGCCCAGCGCACGCCCAGCAGCAATACCGCCAGCGCCAGCCGCAGCACCCAGCCCCGTATTGGACAGCGTTTCATCTGTGCTGGTGCTGGGTTGGGCGAGGCCTGTTGCAGCGCCTATGAGCGCAGCGCCTTTGAGCGTGTTCGCACCGGGCACAAATGCCAGCGGGACCGTCGTTACGACATTCCCCGCAAAATCTCCAACCTTGCCCGCCGTGGTGTTCATCAAATCAGCACCGAGTCGGCGCGACTCTGCCACGTCGGCACGGTCGGCCAAGCCAACCATCTGCCCCAACCCTTGTGCAGTGTCATGGAGCGACTTACCAACCCCTGCTAGGAACTTGTCAGTCGTCGACATACCGTCCGCAGCATTTGGCTTATTGTCGTATTCGATTGCCGCGTTGAAGTCTTTGAACGGCATGTCCTGATAGTACTTGTTGTGCAAGCCGATCAGCAGTTGCTCATCAGGCACATCCTTATACATTGGAAATTGCGCACGGATGTCGGAAAGTTTCAGCCCCATGATTTATTTCCCTTTGAACAGCCCGAGCGGATCTGCGGCGCCCCCTGCTGGTGTGGTAATGGGTGTAGATCCGCCTGACCCGTGCTTCAAATTGTAGGCCTCGCGCATGCGGTCCTTTGCCTTTTCAGCGTAGTCGACGATGTGCTTCAGGCCCGCCTGGAACTGCTCCAGCGACTGCGCTTTGTCCAGCGCGGCCAAATTGGATTGCAGCATCGCTAGTTCTTTCTCAGACACCGCCCCGAGCGCCCCGCCCGTCTTAGACTGGTTGCGCATGTCTTGTAATACGCCGAAGCCGACCTGTGATTTGAGCGTGCCTAGCAACGCCTGCGCGTTGGCTGCGTCCGTGCCGGGAACATTCGGTATTGCACCCCGCAGCCCTGTTATGCCCGGCAATCCTGGATGCGTCAACACCGAATTGGCCGCTTCAGCCAATCGGTCGAAGCTGGACGTAGCCCCAGACAGCGCTTGTGTGTCTTGATTGAGCATGCCGACTTGCTTCAAATCGGCGGGACCGCCCTTCACCGCTACCAATGACGGCGCACCATCGGCCCCGGGGGCACCCCATGCGTAGCCCGCAGGCGGTTTGTTGGCAACCCTGCGACCTTCCTGCAAGGCTGTCAGTCGATCCGCTGCCATCTGCTCACGTGATGCGCGTTCAGCCTCAGCACGCGTGCGAGCTTCTTGCTGGGCTTGCAGATTCTGCTCAGCCTTGAACTGCTGCTCACGCTGTTGGGCTGCAGCTTGTGCCGCCTGGGCTTGCTGCTGGGCTTCAAGGCGGTAAGCGTTTTGCTCTTCACGCGCCTGCTGTGCAGCGACCTGTTGCATGATCAACGGCACGTATTGCTCGCGCAACTTTTGCTGATTCATCTTCTGCTCGTTCATTGCGCTAGCCACGTTGCCGAGTTGTTCACTGAATGAACCTGTCTTCGTGGCTGAGCCGAACCCAGCCGCGAGCGCCAGGTACTTGCTCTGGCTGTCGTCCTGCGGCATGTACTTTTCCAGCATTGCGGCGATGTCAGGCTCTTGACGCTGAACGGGTACGCGACTAAGCGCGCCCGGTTGTGCTGCCGTAGCCGCTGTGGGCGCAACGCGACTGAGCGCTCCGCCGCCAGAAGATTGCGCGATCAAGGCTTGCGCTTCTGGCGAATCGACAGGGCCGACCAACTGCGCCGCGTTAGACTGCTGAGGCACGCCGAGTCGTGCTAATTCACGCAGTAATGCGGGTTTGTCCGCAGCGTACAGCGGATTGTTCAGCTCGCCGGTAATGACCTCAATCTGACCCTGCGTGTCGCCTGTGAAATCGCCAATATTTGCCATGGTTGTGCCTTAAGATGTCTTGGCCGTTGGCTGACCAGTAGCAGAAAGCCCCTGTGCCAGGTAGTAGGCCGACAGCGCGCCACTGATTGGCGAAGCGCTGTATGAGTTGGCAGGGCCGTTACTGGTCTGGGTTACCGAGTTAGGCAATTGCACGCCATTGACAACACCCTGTGCGTTCTGCAACTGTGTCCAAGGATCAGTGCGAGCAAAGTTGGCATTCGCATAGGCTGCGTCGTAGCCCTTCTGCTGTAGCGCCTGCTGTTGGTCGCCAATGTTCAGCAACGACTGCGAGTCGGTATTGTTCAAGTCTTGGTACGTCTTCGCTAATGCCCCCATGTTGTCGGCGCTGGTGTTGATGGCGTTCACTGCGCCAGACGCACCACTCAACGCGGTGTCGGCCTGCAGTTTACCCTGCTGTTGGATGCGTGCAGCGTCAGCGGCTAGTGAGCCTTGCATCATATTGCCGCCCGCCAAAGCGGTGCTGGCCTGCAGGCTCTGTTGCTGTTGGGCGCGGTTAGCATCATTGGCGAAGATACCTGCTGCGCCCGTGTAGCCTGCTTGCAGGGCATTAGACTGTTGTCCGGTGATGTCGTCAGCGGCACGGTTGCCCGCACGGGTCAAGATATCCGCGTTGCGTGTGGAGCCGAACTGACCAGAGCCAATCATGCTGGAATTGACTCCGGGCATGATCGTATCTTCCCAATTGTTCTTGCCCAATCGTGCGATGTTGTCTACCACAGCGGTCGTGTACGGGCTCATGTACTTGCTGACGTTGGATGTCCAGTCCTGCGCGCTGCCTGAGGCTGCGTCCTGCGCACCCTGCGCCCACGGTTGAACCGCGTTGGATGTGGTCATTGCTGGCGCACCAACCGCACCTTGTGCATAGTCGATGAACTTTGCCGCAGCGCCTGGGATTTGGTTGTTGGCCTCCATGCCCGCATTCATGTATGGTTGCCACAACTTCTGGTTGTCACGCACGTTGGCAAAGGCGTCCGCTTGATCTTTATTGAACCCTGCAACGCTCTGCGCGGGCAGGGGTTGGGAGTTATTCGCCTGAGCGATACCCATACCCTGCGTTCCCAGATTCTGGGTATACTGCTGATACCACGCGGGCAAGTCTTTGTTGGTTGCGCTGCTGGTGTCGATTGCCGCGCCGGGCGAGCCGGCGGTGAGGGATGCTAGATCAGCCATTGTTGGATGCTCCTAAGTAGCTGAGGGGTCCTTCTGACATCGGAGCAATTTCGTCATCCGGCGCAGAGCGCTTGTGGGCTCGGAGTTGTTCGCGCAGTTCGTCCAGCTTGCGAGCGCCCGCCGCGTTGTCACCGTCGCCCAGCATGGCTACGGTCTCCGCGTCAAACACGTACTCACCGGGGGACAGTCGCGCGTCCACCATGTCATCCTGCCCGCCGCCTTCCCCGGACACCAAACCTTGCATCTGGGAACTGTCGAACATCTGGCTCAACGCGCCGGGCACCTCCCCGCCTTCCGCGAACTTGAGCGGTGTGCCGTCACGGTTGATGCCCACACCGGCAGCGATGGGGCTCTTCATGTCTGCTGCGTACTGACGTTCCAACTGATTTCCAGTCTTCATCGGCGCGGAGAACTGGGCCATCTGCGCAGTTGTGTACGCTGGGGGTGCGTTGCTGGGCTGCATGGCAAGCAGTTGCGCAGGTGTCTTGGGATTGTAGGCCGCTTGTGACTGGCTGGCTAGCGTCAAGCCCCCTAGGCCCAGTCCGAGAAGCTGTGAGCCTGACAGACCGGTGAAGGACTTGATCTTGTCTAGCCATGAAGCTGCATCAGCCCCGTTCAATTCACTGCCTGGGGAAATGCCGCCCAGACCTGTGCTGGTGGAATTGCCCTCATTACCATAGTTTGTGTCGCCAACGATCACCGGGCCCGCATTGTTACCCTCATTCGAGTAGTCGCTTCCATCGTCGTCGACAAAGTACCCATTACCCTCGTCGTCCGTTGGAATAAATGTCGCTGGCATATAGTTACCTCACTGCGCCAATAAATCGATTCGCCCACTCAGACCAGTCCTCGAACCCGTCCGCACGTGGAATATTCATAGCAACAAGCTCTGGCACTTCATGCAGCGCACTGACCCATGTCTTCCATGTATCTTCATTCATGGGTGCTGAAATTCCGTACTGCGCCAATTGCTCAGCAACGATGCCGCCCCATTCACCAAATTTTAACCCGTACGCCTCTGGCAGATACATTATTTTTACCCTTTGGTGGCTCGCTCGTCGCCCGGCTCAAGTTTCACCATCACTTGCCCTTGCTCAAAGAACCCGCCTTGAGCATTACTAGTCACGCGTAGGCTAATGATTCGGGCTTGATCCGTCATGTCCTGAAAGCTGTCGCCCGGTTCCAGCGTGTAGGTGTTGATGACCTCAATCGGATCTTGCGCAAATGAGCGGCCCAGCACTTCTAACGTCAAGTTGCCGACTTGGTTGTAGTCAGGCTCGAACCGCTGCAGCCGGGTCATTACGTCGAGCGTCTTGGGTGCGTCGTCAATTGGTGCGCCAATGGCGAACCCGATGTTGCGTGACGTAAGGCTGCTGACAACGGGGTCAGTTGTTTGACCGACGATCTTGTCCCAACCGAATTCATGCTGGTACTGCGTCACCAACGTTTGGCTGACAGGGTCCGTCTGCACCGCGGCGGTGGGAATCAGCGTCACGCCCCCGGTGATCACCTCGGGGCCGGTCAGCACGTCATTGATGACAAACGTTCCGGTCACGTCGCTCACATTGATGGAATTGTTTAGCACCCTGCGTGCCACGCCCGTCGCACCGGACAGCGATCCTGTGACAGTCTGGTTGTCTGCAAAGCCAATCGTCATACTGGTGAAGCTCAGAATCGCACCGCTTGCAACACCCGTGGTGTTGGTGTCTAGCGTGACGGTTGTGCCAGTGTGCGACAGCACCAGCGAACCGACAACAACGCCCGTGCCTGAAGCCACCATGCCGTCTACAACACCTGTTGTGTCTACAAATGTCAGCACCGGTGAACCCGACGCGGTTGAAACGCTGGTCGTCAGGTTCAAGCCGGTCGTGAGCAACGTGGTGGCGTAGCTGTCCTCATCCCCAGCCCACACCGGGAAGCGGAACACCCCGGTGGGTGCGCCCGCCGAACGGCGTTTCTCAGCGTCATACCATGTGTTTTCGCGGTAGTTGAAGATGACCGCGTTGCCGCATTCAGTGTCATCACCGGCAGGGTAGAACCACCAAATCTCGCCCCAACGGGCCAGCTTCACACCCCACACCTTGTTCTGGTAGGTGTAGTTCAGATTGTCGAAGAAATAATTCAGGTTCATCTGGTTTGGCAACTCTTGCACCACACCGTTGTAGAACAGGAACTTGTCCGTGCCGATCCAGAAGAACTTACCCTCGTGCTCCACGATGCAGTTCTTGGACAACACGGTGCTGGGGCTAGCCATCGTGTCGTATTGCCAGATGCCCGTGCCGCCGATAAAGCTCATGCGCACCAGCGAGTCCAGCGACCAGAACAATCCAGCGGGCGCTTGCGAGCCACCTCGCATAGGCGCACCGTAGATAACTTTGGTTGCGCACACATTGTTGGACGATGCGAAGTTTGCGCCCCCGGTAGTCCACCCCGTCGCGGTGCTGTAGTCGTTGGTGTTGCTGTTGCGAATCAGCCCGTTTGACCCGTAGACCACCAGAAACGGGTGCAGCACACAGATGCCGCCCGAGGTGCGTATGTCGCCTGACCCGTCCGCTATTTTCACCAACGGATCATTCGTGGCGATGTTGCCCGCATAGACGTAGCCTGTCGTGTCGCTCGCTACGTCGTTCACGTCTGGTGAACTGGATGCGATGATGGCGCTGTACGCCCCGCCCGTGGCCGAGTACATGGACGCATACGACCAGTTCAACAGCGGGTCAACGGTGAAGCCCGTGGGGGTGCGGTCCTCAATTGAACTGCTGGCACCGTCGCTGCCAAACTGCACGCGTTGAATACCCCACTGACTGAACAGGTGTGTGCTGGTAACGCCGCCCCGACTGTCCAGCATCACCGCACGTACAGGCCCGTTGGCCTGTTGCGTCATAGCCTTGTAGCCGCCAATCTTGCGAGGGCGACCGCGCTGCCACCGGACCCACTGCCCGTCGTTGTAGAACGGCGAATCTAGGTCCGTGCCGTCCCGGCGCACGCCCGGTTGGCTGGTGAATTCGTAGAGGGTATCGGGCATCGCTTAAGGCCTCGTGAACACGGTGGTGCGGTCGGCTTGACGCTCGGAATTCTCGTTCTTCAGCGCCCCGGCTGACGACTGGTACATGTCCTCCCAAGTGGCCTGACGCGATGCGTTCTTGGCGAACCGGCAGGCCTCCACCATGCATGCGGCAAATAGCGCCTGCGGTGCGTTGAGCGTGAGCCAGTTCGATTCATTCTCGGCACTCAGGGGCTGCAGTCGTGCGTAATACACCAGTTCGAACTCGAATGCCGCTGCTGGGGTGGGCGCAAAGATGAAGTTGCTGGCGTTGTAATCTGCGTAGAACTTGGGGGTGTCCGTCAGTGATTCATTGGGCCAGTAGTTGCGCAGGTACTCCAGTGGTCGCAGGAACAACGGCACTCTCTCGCCCGCCGCGTTGGTGAAGTTGAAGCTGATGGTCTCTTTCCAGTAGCTAGGCTTGGCCATGCTGGGCGCCAGTGGCAATGCGCCTGACACCACAGACTGGAAACCTTGCTGCTTCATCTCTGTGGCTAGCCTGTTTTCCGCCAGCGAGATAAACGTGGGAACCTGATCGGCGAAGGCCGTGTCCGTGCGCTCTGCGTACTGCGGCACTAGCACTAGCAGTTGGGGGTAGGTGAAGTTTTGCATCAGTCCGCCTTTGGCCAAGCGGCCATTAGTTTTTCGACGTCGTTGGCGTGTCGGTCAGCTTTTTCCGCCAGCTTTCCGCCAGTGCTCGCCACTGCTCCGAGTAGTTCACCGAGGGTAGCGGCTCGCTCAAGGCAGGCGGCTTGGGAAGTGCTGGCGGCTCGCACGGCGTCGGCGGTTGACTCGCGCAGCCGGTCAAGCTCATCGCGAGCACCAGCAGCAGCCACGCGAAGAACGACAGCGCGAGTTTCAGCTTGATTCTGCGCCGTAATGACGTTGTCCGCTCTGCGAATAGCCGTCGCTGCCGCGAGTCGCTGGTCAGCCAAAATCTGTTCGACACGAGCCTTCTCCTTTGCGTCTGCACGCCATGATTGAATCTGCCATGCTGACCCGAAGCTGCCCAGAGCAATGACCAATGCAATTATAAGTTGGAGGTTCATGGCGCAGGGGGCTTTGCAAATGCAGTGCGCACAACGTCCACCCCGAAGCAAATCGCCATATACCCGGCAAAGTACCATTCGGTCATTTTGCCCTGCTGGATCAGCGTCACAAACCCCCATGTACCCACAAGCCACCCGCCCGTCTTCAGCAGCTTGGTGGACGACACTTTCCCGTTGTCCCCGGTGATCAGGTCCGCCAAGTCGAAATTGGGATGGCTGCGCGTCCACCTCCACGCAAGCAGCAACGCCACGAGCACCATGCTCGCCAGTGAAAGGCTCGATGCATTCATGCAACCTCCATCCAAACGGATTCATGCCTGTCTATGGCGTCTTTGATCTTTGCGTAGAGCGCATTGAACGCCACGCGCGACGCTCCAACAGAGTCGTCTGTGCGGGTTTGCCCGACGAGGATACAGCCTTCCGTGTCGGCAGCGGTATTGCCAGAATGAATGCGTACGCCCTCAAAATTCGGTACGCCCAAGAGGAGCGGCAAATCGCGTTTGAAATGCGAGCTATAGGTGACGCTGATTTTGTAGACTCCGACCGGGATCGCTGTCTCACCATGGATTTTTTCATCACGCACCTCATCTTCAAGGGTATAGCACTCATGCCGACCGTTGACAAATAGCTCACCGAGTGTGCAACCGTTGGCGCTGGGCTGGCGTGCGACTGTGATTTTCATTTGTCAGCTTTCCCATCGAGCTTGTCATAGATCTTGTCCAGCTTACGGAACATCTCCGAGCTAATTTTGTCGAAGTCCTCACGCCGAACGTATTGCCCAGCAACGAGCAATTCGATTGCCTGCACCTTTGTGACTAGCTCGCGGTCCGCTTTTTGTAGAGCATCAACGCTGGTAGTCACACGATTGAGCACCCAGCCGCCGAGAAACCCGGCGATGGCGACTGCTATTTTGAACATTATTTCGTAAAACTCAGTCATCATCTCATGTCTTCCGGCAGGTTGTACTTGGCCTCTTGAAACGCCACCCGGCAGTGCTCTTTTTGTCCAAGCAAACCAAACAGGCGATCAATCCATTTGCGTGCACGACCGTAGAAACGCCCATCCCGCTCAGCACGCCACGCTGCGCTGCTGAACGACTCGCTGGTATAGCTCTTGCCCAGCGTGGCTACGCTGAACAGGAAGCAATCCAGTGCAAGAAGGACGTTTACTACGCGGTTCATGGTACGCAGTTAACAGTGCCGTCAACACCCACACCGCACACGGTTCCGGCAGGGATCTGAGTGGCTGGGTTGGTAGTAGTTGTGGTTGTAGTCACCGGATTAGCAGCTGTCGTTGTGGTCACCGGGTTGGCCTGGGTGCTGTACGAGCCTGCGCCCTGTACGCCTGTGCCGCTCATCGTGTCGCCCGTAGTTGTTGTGGTGGTCGCCCCAACGGTTGACGTTGCGCCGACAGTCGATGTGGTCACAGCACCTGTGTTTGTTGTGGCCCCGGTCGTGTTGGTCGTAGTCATGTTGACGCTGGAACCGCCACTGTTTTGCAATGCTTTGAAACCTGACACCGCAACATGCCCGGTGACAAGGATTGGTACCACGGACATGACATTGTTGCCCAGGCTGGTCATCGCGTCCCAGCCATTGGTGGGCATCCGCAACTGCGTTCTGTCACGGGGGTCTGTGTACTCAAATTCACAGCCGCCTGCTGGACACTTAAGCGCCAGGGTCGGGCGTGCGTTGGCCTTTTCCTGCGCATCGACTAGGGTCTTGATGGTTGCAGGGTCTGTGGCGCAGCCAACAAGGGCGAGGGCCAGCGTGATGATGAGGGCGAGGGTTTTCATGGTTAGCATCCTTTGATAACACGGGTTAAAGCACCTTCAACTCGGCCACCTCGCTTGAGCGGTTGCGGCTTTGCTTGGAAGTTGAAGCTGGGTGCGGTAGACGTCATGTTCTGTTGCTGCTGTGCGTACAGAGCATTCAGCATCGGGGTGTTGAACGACGTTGGGGCAGACGAACCACCCTGCGTGCCCCAGCCGTTGTACACGGAGTGGTTGTCAGTGTTGTAGCTGCCGGAGACGTTGTTGTTGCCAAACTGGTTTCCGTTTCCATTGGCGGTGTTGCCGGTGACGTTCTGGTTACCGATGACGCCCGGGCTATTTGTGCCGCTGGTGGTCTGCGTACCCGAGCTAACCTGCCCGTTGGTGTTTGCACCTGGGCCACCTGTTGCCCCAACGGCGTCCTGTGATGGGCCAGATGTGACTTGATCAGTGCCGGTCTCCCACGGGGCATTGACGCCCGGGGACGAGTCGGTTGCTTTGACAAAGATGCCGTCGTCGTAGACGGGGCTTCCTTCAGTGGCAGCGCCTGTCAGGGGTTTACCGTCCGCACCCAACGAGCCGTCCCATCCGGTAGACCATGCCTGAATCTGCGGTAGTGTGAAGTTGTAACCTCCTGCGCTATTCTTCATGTAGGGCTGCATGTCCGCATCGGTCAAACCATAGGTTGTCTTTGCCTGGTTGTACCGCTCACGTGCACCAGCCGAGTCGCCAGCGTTGATGCGGGATTCGAGGTCCTTCACGAAGTCTGTGAGCATGCTCTGATTGGCGCCAGCGAGGGCTTGTGCCCCCGACGCACTCTGCGTCAGCGCCCCGACCGCAGTGGTTGCCATGGGCTTGTCGCCCAGCCCCATAGCTGGGTTTCCGGTGTCAGTCAACCACGGGGAGCCTGAACCTGCGTGGGTGTCCGTGAGGAAGTCGTCCACTGGGTCCGTATACCCATAGCTATTCATAAGGGCTTGTGCTTTGACACGACCATTGCGACTGAATTCGCTCTGAATGGCTGCTTGTTGTGCAGGGGTTAGCTGAGTAGGCATGCGTGTCTCCTAGAAATTAGACAGGCCACGCGAGCGGTGGCAGCAGGGGTTCAACGTCGGCATAGCCGGTGGGCATAGGCTGATTCCCAAGCTGGACTTCAGCCATGAATTGGTACAGTGCTGCCCACGTGGCGTCTCGTGCGTCAATGCAATACTGCCCCTCAGTTGCGAACTTTGGAATGCTCGACAAATTATAGGTGCACGCGGACAGAATGCCGTCGTAGTTGCGGGTGTGTGCGAAGTCGTCTAGGCGCTGTTGTGTTGCAGACACGATCTCAGCCACAAGACGCGCGGTGTCAGGCGGAACGGGGGTTGGGGTTGCATATGGGAGATCGACCCACACGTAGCCTGTGAAATTAGCTCGCAGTTCGCCGGGGGTCGCCGTTTCGCTGAAGTTTATTGGGGCGACGTCGGTGCTGCGCCCCGCGAGTTGCGCAGAGGTGTACCAGCCATAAGTGTCGAAGTGATGCATTGGTTATCCTGTAAACATGGCTGTCTTCGCAGTAGAAGCAGCCGGTTCTACGTACAAAACATTCCCCAGCGAGGACGATGACCCAAAAACAAAGATCGTCCCCGCTACGTTTTGAGCGTGGCTTGCATACGCGGTCGCATTAACCTCTGTAGGGCTCTGCCTCATAACCCACAGGCCATTATGGTAAGACCCTGCACGCCCCAGCGTGGCGCTGAACATAGCGTAGACCCCGTTTATATAGACCACAGGGCCTTCGTTAGCGCTCCCCCCAAAAGGTGTCCCGACTGCAGTCATTGCGGTCCAGTTAATACCGTCAGTGCTCTGGTACCACACAGTGGCTGTGTTTGCAGAAATCCACAGCGAGCCGTCCGTTTGTTGGAAAAACTGGTTGGGGGTTACAGGCAAGGTCCGAGAGGTCCAGCTTGATGTAGCCCCCGTCGCGCTGGTGTAGGCTGTGGTGGCGCTGTTGAAGTACCAGAACAGACCCCCAACGCTGAAAAATCTGCAGCCACCTACCGTAGAAGGCAGCGTTGCTGTTGTCCACGTGCCTCCGTTGTCGTCTGACCAATAGGCCGTGCTCGCAGTGGTGCTACACACAAGCACCCGGTCCCCAACAAACACCGGGAACCCGTAAGTAGCCACTGCAGCCGCTGCTAGCGCTGTGCCCGCGACCCACGTTGTGCCGTCAGTGGACTTTGCAATCGCCGTAGCCCCCGGGTCACAAGCAACGAATTTGTTGGTGCCGTTTGTACCGATCACCCATGAGGTAGTGCTGGGCATTGCCCGCAGGGTCCACACAACGCCATCCGGTGAGCTTGCAATGTTTGCGTTGGTACCACTCACACCTGTTGAGGCTAGAAACAGAGAGTTTCCGTAGACGACGTTGTGGATTGGCAGGTTGCCAAGCCCTGTCACAGGCACACTGTTGGCTAGTTGCTCCAGCACAGACAAGCCTGTTAGCGTTGCGGCTGCAAAAATAGGTGTGCGAATCAGCTGGTTAGGCTCAACCATGACTGTTCTAAACACCGAACCATCGCACTGTATTAGCGCAATAGAGCCTGCATTGAGTGTGTACGTGGTCGCCCCGTTAATGGTCTCTGAAGCACTTGGGTCAATAGTAATTGTGCCTGTGCCGCTGTTGCGCACATAGCACCACCAGCCGCTGGTCAGCGTTGCCGCTGCGTCGAGTGTCTGGCTGAATGTACCGCTGGTGATGTCAATCAGGTTACCTTTGTCTGCAACACCGAGAATCGTATTGCTGGTGCGGCCTGAGTACAGAATGCTGGCCGACGTTACGGGCGTTTGCCACGAAGCCACTGTTCCGCTCGAGGCGGTGAGCACTTGCCCAGCAGTTGGGGCTGCAGCTGCACTTGTCGTGACGGTGGTCGTGGCGCTTGTGATACCCGCAGCGGCGGCAACGGTCGAAACAATAGTCCCGGTGTACCCAGCGCTGGTCCACTTGCCAACTTGCGACCCGTTGATCGTCATCCCCACTTCATTCAGGGCAGGGGCGTATAGACCGTTGTCACTTGTCCCAAATGCTGCACTTGGCACAGTGGCCGAACCCGCGCCGAACAGCAACGCAGTGATGCCGCCCGCCAGGGAGGTATTGGCGTTGATGATGTTCGTGCCGTCACAAAACAGGATTGCTGCTTGTGCTGCTGCAACCGTTACTGTGCTGCCGCCCGCTGCGCACGCAAAGGTAAATGTGTACGCGCCTGTCGTGTTGTTGCGCACGTAGTAGACCTGCACCACTGCAGGCAGGGTGATGATCTGGTTGCTCAGCAGCACGCCTGTGTAAGTCTGCACCACGTTGCTGGATTCAGTCAGGGTCAGTGCAGTCGTGCCGCCCGTGACGGCCTTGGCCAACTGCGTGAAGTTGAAATTGGTATTGCGCCCACGCCCAACGGTATACCAGTCCGTTGCACCCATATGGACGAAGCACGATTCATTTACTGATAGTGTGATGCTCAGCGCAGAATCAATCAGCACCCCACCGACCGGCGAGATGGTCAGCGTGCCGGTGCCTTGATTGCGCACCTCAACTGCGAAGTCTGCGGTTGATCCTGACGTGGTAGGGAGTTCTAACGTTCCGCTTACGCCGCCCCACACAAACACCTTGGACCTGTCAGCTGCAACGACCGTTGTGTCGGCCACAATCACGCTAACCTGCGCGGCTGTGTTGAGCGTGGCGCTGATGGCCTTGATGCCGTAGCCAGCCAGTTGCGACGCGTCGAGCGTGCTTGAACCCACACCGAACACCGTCACGCGCCAGACCCCTGCCGCTGTGGCGTTGTCAGATAGGTACAGGTACTTTACTTGTCCTGCTGTGAGCGTTGCGACAGTGCCGCCAGCAGCGTCTAGTACGGTGAATGTTTCAGCGCCGGAATTGTCGAACAGCACGTCCTGACCAGCGCTGACGAGTGTTGTGTCCGGCAGGGCAAGTGTTAGCCCGGGTGCTGTCGCGGCCACCTTCATGATCCGCGCCATAGGCTGCGTAGTCGTGGCAAATTGCGGCCAATCCGTGGTGATACTGGCGGCCAGAGCAACCGAGGCGAATTGCACGTCGGAAGGCTGAACCGTGGAACCTCCAAAAACATCGGTGTAGGCCATTTATTTTCCTATGCGGTCAACGGCTCGTCGGGCCGGGGATACCTAATTGTAATGTCTTCAGCACGACGCGCAGGGAGCCGCCATGGGTCTAATCTGTCGCTGCAAGTCGGGCAAACCTTAAGCCCCGGCGAGTTTCCATCAGCCACGAGCGCGGAGTACGGAACCTTGGTGTGGCAGCGATCACACACGGCCACCGCGCACGAGGTATAGCCAGAGGTGTCAAGGTAAAGGCTCATGCGGTGTAACCTGCGATGTTGGGCGACAACCTGATGGGCGCACCGTCCGACTCGCCGTCTTCGGCTTGCGCAAGGTGCTCCGCGCTCTTAGCTTCCAGGTACTCCAGCCGCCCTTGTGGCAGTTCACCCGCAGGCAGTTCAACTGCGCACCGGCACGCCAGCAGCAGGATGATGGACTCTAGCCAGCGTTGGGGCACGTCCAACGTGTTGGTCAGTGCGCCGACGTCCTGAATCTGCCGCTGCGACCAAACCACAATTTGGTCCGTGGAGTCTTGCGACGCAGGCCAAATCCACAGGCGGGGCGCAATCTGCTTGTCGAACCAGAATTGCAAGCTCTTGGACCCAGACGGAACCGAGAATGTCTTGTTGGGCAGCGCGGCATAGTCATCGTTAGACAACTTTGCCATTGGAATCTCGTACGGTGTAGTGCTGAATGTCAGCGTACTAACCGTGGGCAATGTACCTGAAGTATCACGCACACGCCAGTAGCGCACAGATGGTGAATTCTCAGAGTCGCAGCAAATCCAAGTGTTCGCGGCAACGCTCACGCCGGAAGGGAATGCGGCCTGCTGAAACCAGGTTAAACCGTCCGTAGACGACTCAAAAACGAGTGTTGGTGCAGTTGCCCCTGTGAAGGTAATTGCGGCGTTGTACGCGGCTGTTTCACCCCCTACGCCAAGGTCTATGCCTTGCCACCCAGCGTCACTGATCGTCGAACCCGTCAGGTCCGTTTTTGTGCGGTAAAGCGTGGTCATCACATCAACCGTGCCAACCTGTAATGGGAACTGCACTTGATTGGCTGTAACGCCAAGTACCTGCTTTTGCAGGCACCACAGAGACAACCCGCGATTGGCTAGGTCACTCAGAAGGAAATAGAGATTCTCCCGAGCGCTGAGTTGCAACTCGGAAGAAATGGTAGAGGCCAGCTTCCCGCACCGTCGATAGGCGTGCTCGATGAGCGTGGTGACGTTTACAGGAGTCGCCCCGACAGTTCCGGAAGTGGCCATGTTGTTAGCCGCTCAGTTGTGTTGGCTGGACGATGCGCCATGTGAAGGTCGCACCGTTCGTGACGGTGTTTGTCAAGAAACGCACGCCGCACGCACCCAAACTGCCAATGGACTGCACAGACGCGGTCTTTGCAGAAAGAGCGCTGATTGATGCGTCCCACTGGTTCAGTTCTGCTCGCTGGTCAAACACCCCTTCGAACGTCTCTTGCACCGAGTAGTTGATGGTGCCTGTGATCGTTGCGTCATGCATCGCTGCGACGATAGATCGCCATTCGAGAGGAATTGTTGGAGACAGCGACGGCGCAGCGATACCGACCGACACCACCAACGCGCCCATCGTCGCCGACGGTTGGATTGTGGTAATTGTCTTGAAGTATCCCGTGCTGGTTACAGTCGCACCGCTAGCCGGGCCGACCAGTCCGGCCTCTGTCTTGGCGTTGCCATCAGAGTCCGTGCCAATGATGGTGAATGTCACCCCCGCCAGCGTAGCCTGAACTGGCGCAGTCAATGTGACTTTGTGCGCCAGCAGGTCAGACGTCGCAGACGTGGTGACGGCGGTTGCCGCGCCCGTGCTGTTGAACGTCTGCGCATTGAATGCCGTGGTCAACGCCGTCACCGGCGAGAACGGCCCAACTTTGATCGGGCGCATGGCGTCTACACCTGATCCACGCCGACCGCGCCCGTGCGAGTCGCGTTAGGCCCGACAGCGAGTGCGGGCAGTGCGATCATTCCCACCAGTCGGCGTGTTCCATTTGCGGCGCTCGAAGGTGTGTAACACCCGCGCACGTCGGTGGTGGAGGTCGTAGCGGGGCTGGTCGTGTCAGCAGCAACGAACGTGCCTGCGTCTGCAGCCAGAGTCGCCGCCCACTTCATGTCACCCATGTAAACCACGTCGGTGACGCGCAGAGGCAGGCCGAACTTGTCGTTAAATCCAGCAGTGATGGCCGACCCTGCCGCTGCGCTGATCGCGATGCGAGTTACGGTCTTGAACGCCTTGGTCGTTGCTACCGTGCTGGTGCTGGGCGCAGCAATCAGTTGGCTCATAGCCTGACCGTATTGGTCATAGCCGTAGATTGTGAACGTGGAGGTGTTTGCGCCAGCCGCTGTGACGGTTACGCACCGGGGCACATCTAGCACGTATTCAGTCGTACCGTCAGCACGCACACGCGCCGTAACACCAGTGCCCGCTGCCAGCACCAAGTTGCCAGCGCCGGAAGGTGTGGCGGTTGTCGATAGGCCATTCGTCTGCAACGTCAGCGGGACAATGTCCCAGACATAAACGCGACCCATAGGCCCGATACCTTGCGACATGGGGGAGGGGTTTCCAGAATCAGAAACGGAAGGAATTAGGGCTGTACCGAGGTACAGGTCATCGCTCATTTGGCTCATGGTGCTGCTCCTTGAAAAGTTTGCACGCAGGTTAAGAAAACCCGCCAGTTTTTGAGGCTGGCGGGAAAGGCACTTGCAATTAGGCGCCAGGGGTAGAGTAGTACGCCCGTGGGTCGGTCCAGCCTTCGATGTAGCGTTCTGTGGCTTTGTAGCGCACGGAGTCAGTTTCGAAGTCACCTTCCATGGACTTGGCCAGCTTGCGACGCACGATGAGCTTCAGACCTTCAGGTGCATCGGTTGTGATGCCCCATTGGGTGGTCGAAGTCATGCGCGAGATCACCGCAGCATCCGCATCTACCGTGTTTGACAGCGACTTGATGGGGTTGATGTCGTTGTTGTTTGTTCCCGCACGGAGAACTGACTTCAACAGCACTTCGCCTTGGAAGACGTTGTCCGGAGAGATGACCAGCTTCTTGCCTGTCAGGCGGATCTTCTTGCCATTGTTGTCCACCGCCTTGCGGATCTGAATCAGCATCTGTTCCATGGACGTTTGCGACAGAGCCGCAGCAGTGGACAAGATGTTGCTGAACGTACCACCCACGATTGGGTGCGACGCACTGCCCAAACACACGCCGTCACCGCCCAAGTAGGACGAGTTATAGGCGCGGTTCAGCACGTTGGCGCAACGCAGCTCCTTGGTCTCGATCAGCGACTGAGCGAGGTGCTTGGAGAACGTAGAGCCGATGCTGATATGATCACCGTCTTCGACCAGGATCTTGGTCAGAGCGAATGCCAAGCCGAACACCTTGTAGGTGTAGCGCTTGTTGAACAACACACCGCCTTGTTGGTACGTAACGGGCATACCGTCGGGCAGCTCAGGAGCCGCGCCGAAGCCGTAACCCACGGGCTCTTCAAAGTACGCACGCTCAATGGTGGCCTGCACTTCTCGGAACACCTGCTTCCACTCGTCTTTGCGTTGATCATAGACCCCGTCAAAGTACTGGTTCAGGATGGGTTCGACAATCGGACGGAAGTCCGTGGAGCGCATGGGTGCGGCGAAGAGCACCAGACCGGTGCGCCCCATATAGCCGAACAGCGCACTGTGCAGCTTTTCGCCAAGTGAGGCGAGCATGCCAACCACACAGGGGGCCAAAAGGGTAACGTATTTCATTTTGGTGCTCCTTAGATAGCGGTGGTTGGTACGCGGAACTGGGTATTGGCCAGCGTGACGCGCAGCACAGGGTAGGTGTCGGTGATCGCATTGTCAGGAGCCAAACCAGCACCGATAATGCGGAATTGCTTCTGCGAACCAGCACCTGCAAGGGTACCGGTTGCCAGAGACACGATGGACAAGCCCGTCGCGGTGGAACCAGCAGCGTAGGTGCTGATATCAGCCTCATCGCCGATGGCCGCAATGGTCAACGCGGACACACCTTGAATCTCATACACGATGTCTGGGTCGGTGTAGACCCACGCCGTGATGACCGATCCTGTTTGCGTGGACTGCGATGCGGGCCAGTAGTTAGAGTAGGTCGGCTTGCCCGTGGCGTCGATGTATTCACAACCGGCGAACACACCAAGTAGTGCGGAAGCAGCCGCGCCGACGGTGATGGTGCCGTTGGCATTCAAGATGACGGGGTCGCCCTTGAAGATGCTGGAGCTATATGCGGCTGTGATTGTGTAAGCAGACGCCCGGTCGAGACCGGACGGGTGATAAACGGGGGTTAGCCCATTCGGGGAAGCGGTTGCACTCATGTGAGCACTCCTTGTTAAAAGATGAAGAAACGACAATGACCTTACGGTCTCTGGCGGGTCAACAAATCAACAATTCTGGGAGCGCTTAGAGCACATCAACCTTTTGCGATTATCAGACTCGGGCAATAAATGCTGGGCGGGCGCTTTGCAGCGGATTTCCCAATATTTATTTACCTGAGGGGAATTATAGGGTTGATTTAATAAAAGGAGGGGGTTTTCCGGCGTTGTGCCGCCATTTCTTTTTCCATGGCGTCAATTCCATCGTCTTGATCCTTGAGCCGTTCGCCTTGATCGTTGAACTTGCCCACGATACCTTCCTCCTCTTCAAGCGGCTTTTTATGGTGATAAAAGGCCATGATTTGCTGGTAGCGGGACTGCTGAATCTTGAACAGCACCATCTCATTGCAGGTCACAAACCCGTCGTAGCCCGCTAGTGACTGCCCGTTAGACGCATCAAAACCTGGCATTTCAGACTGGCGCACGGGCTGATAACCCAGACGCTGGCGCTTTTGCACGCTGTCGTACTGACTGGCAGTCGTCAGCCACACAAGGTGGTAGCCAGCCAATGCGGGCGGGTTGGGCAAGGCTGTCTGAGTGAATTCAGCTTCCATGAACTTCTCGAATTCATCGTCCGAGGTTAGCCCCGAGGTTCCACGTTCGTCGTCTTCCGCTCCCCGGTCACCGCGAATTTCAGGTGCGCCGCCAATTTTGGTGCGGTCGTCGCCGTCGGATTTGTCTAGTTTCAGTGTTGCCATGATGTTGATTCCTTATTTGCGTTTGATGGGCCAAGCGGTGAGTTGCACCTTCTTGATTGGGAAGGGTTCGCCCGCGTTGATGGCCATGTTGATGAATTGTTGCTGGCGATAGCCGGGAGCGCCGAACGTCACTACGCACTCTTCGCGCGTGTTGCAGGTCTTCGGTTTATGGCGCCGAGTGGCCTTGACGATTAGCTTGGGGCTCAGGTACTTGATTGCTGTCTTGGCGTCGGAAGCGACAAGCGCTCCGACTACGGTGGCGAACACCTTGGGGTCAATCTGCGTTTTCATGATCAGAACGAGGTTGGTTGTGCGATCCCGCGAATCAGCTTCATGAAACCGACTTGCAGGTCCGACGCACCCATGCTGATCCAGCGCTGATCTAGCGTTGGCATGAGGTGCACCACATCGGTCTTTCGCGCCACGTCGGCATGGGTGCGCAGCTTTGCGATGTACGCGCCGCATTGCTCGGCCAGGGCCTTGCCTTCGTTCATCAGCGCTACCTCTTGCTCTCCAAGTTGGCGGTAGCCGGTGATCTTTGGTTGCAGGAAGTGCGTCTCGACATTTACATTTTGCATCTGAAGCTCCTTAACGAGTGGATTTGTCATAGTCACGATAGCTCTTGATCATCTTCGCCCGAGCAGCGGGATCTTCCCACATACCGGCGGACTTGATAGCCTGCACGCGCTCAGCGCTCAGAGTGAAAGCCGCACCGCCCCCGGAGGACTGGGTGCTTCCGCCTGATACGGGGCTGCCTTGTCGACGAGCTGGGGGAGCCGCCTTCGCCGCGCGGTGCGGTAGGTACTTCTCCTTGCGCTTTTCGAGCTCAGCCCAGTACTCTGGCGTAGTAGCGTCCCAGCCTTCCGCGGTCAAGCTGTTGTCTAGGGCAGTAAGCACCTTGCTGTCAGGGTCTGCGCTGGTAGGCCCACCGTACCACGCATTCCTGCCCAAGAACTCCTGTGAGCGACTCACCAGTCGGGTGTCCAGGGGCTTGGGGGCATTCATAGCGCGGGTGGCATTGGCCTTGAATTCACTGAGTTGTTGCGCACGGGTGCGTGCTGCAATCATGTACTCGGTGGCTTCGGCCAGCGTTTTGCCGTCGTTACGGGTGGCCGCTTGGGCAATCACCGACTTGAAGTGCTCCGCTGCCTGATTGGCCTGTGTGATTGCAGCATCAACCTGCGCTAGCTGGCTTCCTGCATTGGCGTCCTGAATAGTGCCAACTTGCTGCTGCAAAGCGCGGTTTTGCTCCGTGAGGGCTTGCAAGTTGCGTTCCAACGATTCCACTCGTTCACGGTTACGCTGACCACGCGACTTGCGTTCTTGACGACGTCGGGCGCGGATCTCTTCTCGGGCTTCGTCGGTTTCTGCTTCATCAAGTTCACTGTCAACTTTCGCGGTCTTTTCGTCTTCATCGTGCTCGTCAACCTCAATCGGGTCAACCTCGTCCGCTTCGGGTGCGGTTTTTAGCTCGTCGTCTTCGGGGGTTTCGTTCTCTGTGGTCATATTTGTTTCCTTTAAACAATGTGCGAGCGCACTTTGCGTATGTCACCCGTATACGCTCCTAGCAAATCGGAGTCAGAAAACAAGACCAGGTGCACAGGAGACAAGCCATCTTCTAAGTCAACCACCCACCTGTCCCCCCCGTACCGGGGTACCTTGCAAAAATCCCCAGGCTTCGCCCAGACACCCTCAGGCCACTCTTCGCCGGTTGTACGCTTCTTGAACGCCAGCGGACCAACCGAGATCAATTTGCCGATGGTATTGTTGTACGCTTCGGTTTCGGTGGATTCTTTTGCGAGAATGATGCCGCTTGACGTCTTGTTTACAACTCGTCGGATTTGGATTAGTACGCGATGCCCGAACGGGACGAACTCGGGATCTATATACGGGAACATCTCGTCGACTGATTTGTCGCTGACGTCGAGCCCGCGCCCGAAAGGGTTGATTACGCTGCCAGGTGCGCCGCTCATTTGGCAGCTCCAAAAGCAGAAATTCGATCAGCAAGGATGCTCGAATACTGACGCATTATTGTCGCTTGAATGTGCAATCGGTTTTGTTCCGCACCACTGAGTCGCTCATATGGTGAATCGATGCTTTCTCTGAATTGAATCAGCTTGGTCAGTCGCTCGTCCAGTTCGGCTTTTTCTTCAACCACGCGCTGTTGGTGTGGCTGCAATACGTACTCGTCCATAAATCGTTCTCCTTACAGAACCGCCCCCATATGGCCGGGAGGCGCTCGGCATTCGACTTACGATAAGTCGCGTTCTTCACCCGACATTGCGGTTTTCACAATGTCGATCAAATCGGCCAATTCTATGTAGGCCCCCAAGCGCTGCTTATACGCAGCCCAGTCTTGCGGGGGACTATCAAACACTTCGAGCGCCATTCTCGCACGGCGCTCGATCAATTCACGATACAGCTTTTCGAGCACGGTAAGCAGCGCGTTGCAACTCGCGGATGACCAACAGGCATGCAAACGCCACGGTGGTCGGCTGGAACGGTGGGGGTGTCATTTGCAACCGCACTTCACTTTGCCGCCCGCCTTGAACCCCGGAACACCGTTGTTCATCTTGGCCTTGGTCAACGGGTTCATGGGCTGGCCCTTGATGGCGGGCATGACGCCTGAGAGCTTCGGCACCGAGCCGCCCTTGGCAAAGCCAACTGATTGGCCCATGGCCATGCGTTTGTGTTGATTGATCACGGTCTTACCTCCGTTTGGCTGGTGATTTCTTCTTAGCCACAACCTTCCCGCCACGCTTGAATCCGGCATCCGCTTCACGGCGGGCGCGCGCGTCAATCAGTGATTGCGCAGCATTGGCCGCAGCACCGTCACCCAGTGTGCGTGAGGTTGGGCGCGAATCCTCACTGCTTGACGAGAAAGGGGCGTAGGTCTTGCCGCCTTTGCCGTCCACAATTACGCGACGACCTGCTTGTAGGACTTCTTTAGTAGCCATGGGAGACTCCGGGTTGAGAGGTGTGCAACGAGTGCCGCACAGAGCAGTTGAACAGGAAAATGAATCTCCCCGGTCAGGTAAAAGAAGCACCACGACAAAAACCAAACGCGGGCGTATGTGAACATAATGGGCAAATTATAGGGTGTTTTACCGCTGCTCTTTGAAATTCATTGCGGCGAGTACGTTTGAAGTGCCCGTTATTGACGTAACCACCAGCGTGAGCGTGTCCGTTGTGGTGCCCGCATAATTGTTGAATAGCCCGAACTTCGAGTCAATCTCCCCGCCGACCTTCGCTGCGGTCGATCCAGCGCCCGCCACGCCGTAGTCTTGGAATATTTGCTCACCACCCGTCACCGTCGTCGCCGATGTGTCGAATTCCGTGTGCGAAATGTTCAGAACCGCCGTTCCAGTCCCAGCACCTACGCCCGTCGCCGTGAATTCAACACCAACAGTGTTCGACGCTGCGCCGATGAGCGTAAAGTCCGTCGAACCGACCGTCGTGATCGCATACTCCTTGCCAACGGTGAACTCTCCAGCAGTCACACGTGCGCCGACGGGCGACCACGAAGCGCCAGTGAGTTCGCCGTTGCGGATTATTTCAATCAAGCAATCGTTGGTCTTCGCCATCAGCGACGCAGCGGTGAGGTGCACGTGGCCGCGATTTATCACGTCCCTGTAGGTGGCTCTGGGGCGAATGGAAAGTACGGCACGGCGTGTCGTAACGCCGACTGACGCAACGCCCATGCTGGCGCTGTACTCAAGAACGAAATCCGAACTGTCGCCGTTCTCGTCGTATGCGACCGCAGACGTGACCGTCATAGTTGCTGTGGCGAGCGCCGTGCCGGTGTTCTCGATTTCATGACGCAACGGCAACGTGCCGGTAGCCAGACTGATCGGGACTGCCGCATTCGCGTTGGATACTGTCTTTGCGTAATGGATTCGGCCATTGACGAAAAACCCGAATCGGGTGTACACGCCGTTGTATCCAAAGAATTCAACAACCAACCCGAGCGACAGCGACAAATCCAGAGCCAAGCTCGACACCCCAGAGCCGTCCAGCTTATCGTCCCAGTCCGCCCGCTCAAACGGCACGTCGACCGAGTTGCTTCGCACCACAAATCGATAGCCTGTCACGGTCTGCTCAAGAAATAGCCCATTGTCATTGTCGAACAGTCCTTCCCTGCGCCGCACATTGACGGCAGGTGCGCCAAATGCGACGCCGCAAATCAATTGTCTGGCGTTGCCAGGTGAGTAAATTAGGTACTGGAAGCCTTGTCGCACGACACGCGCCCCACTGGCCGTGCCGCCTGTGCTCAGCGTGGCCGAACCTGTGAGCGCGTTGTGCGTAACCAGCCCCGTGCCCGTCAGCACATTCTCCATAATCAGCGGGTTCAGGCCGTATTTCCCGGTGTATTCGAAGATGATTCGCTTCTTTGAAGCCCGGACAACGCCAGCCGAATCGAACTGGCTGTCTGGCGATAAACGTATATATGCGTCAGCCATGCGTCACCTCCACGAGCAAGGTCACAACACCATCGCAAACAACATGAGGTCGTCGTCTTCTTGCTTCTGACGCTTGCGGTAGTCTTGCGCAATTTGTAAGAAATCAGTCTCCGGCGCGTGCCGGAGCGTCGCTTGACGGATCAAATTATAGGTGAATTGCTGCGCTGCCGCTGCGTCGGCAACCCCTTGCGCCAGCGCCTCCAGGTCTGATTCAGCCTTCGCGGCCAGCGCTTCAATCTGCGCTTCACGGGCAGCAACGGCTTTCTTGACCGCTTTACGCTTGGCAGCTGCAGTTAGACCCCCTGGAACAGCAACAACAGGCGCTTTCTTAGCAAATTCCTTGGTGTAGTACTCAATCAGCCACATCCGGTTGACGCCGGACTTGCCGTTGCCGGGATCAGGGGTCACCGAGCCGACCATCAGGCCAGTGTTGACTGTCATCCCAACACCCGTCAGCGCGACGGTCAGGTCGCCCGGCGCAACCATCGCGCCCTGTCCGACTGATGCGCTTTGTCCACTCAGCACAACCCCGGTTTGCGGCAGGACTGCGCCTGGCGCCAGCGCTGTTGCTTGTCCAGTGAGCGTAGCTGCGACTTGCGGCAACAGCGCACCTTGCGCGACGTCAGCGCTTTGTCCGCTCAGCGCTGTTGCCGACTCCGCAAGCAATGCGCCTTGCCCAACGGAAGCGGCAACGCCGGTCAGCGCAACCGTAACGTCCTGATTGGCCACGGACAGCGTGCCTATGTCAACCGTTGTGCTCAGCCCTGTCAAGGCCACAGTGATGACCGGTGCTACGTTGCCCTGTTCCGCTGATGTTGCTTGCCCGGCGAGCGGGAGCAATAATGTGGCGGATAGCGTACCCTGCCCTGCTACCGATGCATTGCCGGACAGCACTGCGTCCATGACAGGGGTGAGCGTGTCTTGTGCGGCAACGACTGCTTGCCCTGACAGGGCGGGGTTGCCAGCCGCTGCTGGTGCAAAATATACGCTATTGCGAAGGGGCTGGAATATTTGCCAGGGGTTATCTGAAAGAGACTTGATTTCTGCCGCCGAAAGGACACGACGCCAGAACCCAAAATTCAATAATGAGCCACCAAAAGGCAGAGGGCTCCCAGCAGAACGCTGACCTATCCTTCGTGTAGACACCACATCAGCGAAAGTTGCAGCAGCGTTGGTGGTCGGAGTAGAAACCTTGACACCATTCAAACAGAACTCAGTTGCCCCTGCAGCTGTTCCATTCTTAGTTATCACCCAGTGTTGCCAGGCATTTTGCACCACCAAGTTGGTGGCTGTGCACGCAACAAAATTCCCAGAATATTGAATAGCCACAGCAGCTGCGTTGTTTGTGTTACAGTTGCCGACTTCAATTTGCAGGGCTGACGCAGCGTCGTCGGACCCAAAAACAAATTGTCGCGCTGTGGCTGGGTTTGCTGTCATCCGCATCAGGAATGACACCGTAAAAGTATTGCCTGTTGGCAACGTCATAGACGGCAAGGCTATGTAGTCATCGGTGCCGTCAAACGCAGCAGCAATGCCGAGTTGTGAAGGCGAAAAGGTGGCCCCGTTTGTCGGCGTTCCTACGACAGCAGACACCATGCTGCGCGGAGTGTTTAGCGGAAAGTACTCTAATAATCCACGGGCCAGGGACGACGCCTTATTGACCCCCACCGCTTGCTGCGGCTGTCGCGTCCACGGAGTTCGCCCAAACAGCTTCATACGCTCAGCCTTACGTGTACTGCTTCAGCTTGCCGGTGTAGTAGAGCGCATTGCCTGAGGACGCAAGGCCCGCTGTCGTCGTGGTAGTGCAATTCTGCGCAATGAAGATCACAAAATGCGTGGGCATCTCGCCTCCGAACTGCGCGGCAATAGCACGCATTGGGAAGGGCATCACAGCGCTGGCGGTGTTGTCTACGGTGATTGATGCCAAAAGCACACAGGCGGCGTCTCGCTCCTCAGTATCAGTGAACGAGATTGCACCTTCTGTGCCAATTGTCCCGGAGGCCGACGCGGGCCATGTGGGGGTGTCATTCAATGGGGCAATCAGGTAGATGTTGATAGACCCAGCCTGCCGATTGCTGGCGTGCGTGGTGAATGTTCCGCCGAGCAGCCCATCAAGATTCAGATCAGACAAATTGCTGATTGACGCGCTGCCCCACCCTGCAGTCCAGTCCTGCGAACTCGCCAGACTTTGCAGAGCCGTTGTCGTCAGTGTTGACGACGCAACATATTTGTCTTTGATATCACCGGCCATTTTTACGACTCCCGTGCAGCTTGCACATCGTCAGAACTCACCGGCCCTTCGTAGCCGAGGTTGGAAGGCGTTGCCGTGGTTCCGTTGCCGGTTGCAAACAGTTTTTCCACTACACTTGCTTGACGCGTGATTGCAGCCTTTACTTTGTTCGCGCCAGCCCATCCAGCGTCGAGCAATGCGCCACCCGCACCCGAGGGCACGTTTTGTAACGCGTCAGACAGCCCGCCGCGCACAGACGTTCTGCCAGTTGCAAGCGAGTCGCGCCCTTGCAGCAGGATTTGGATATTCATCTGCTTTGCTTGGCACGCTAGCACGCGGTTTGTGTAGACCGTTGTTCCGTCTGGTGCGTCTGCTGGCGTCAGATTCGCCCATGTGATTGCGTCAAGAATGTCGGACGCTGATGTGCTCGAACGCCAGACGTAATGGGCAGGGACCGCCGCAGCATTAAGTGTGCCCGCTATCTCCAGCGCACCCCCGCTGGTCATTGGTTTGGCTGACATGGTGCCATCTGCCAGGATTGCGGCTTTCAGGGTTGCAAGTTGTGCTGGCGTCATGTTCATCCCCAAACTATAAAGGCCGCACTACCGACAATCAGCAGCGCATATGCGATCCAGAACTTACCGGCTTCACTCATATCAATTCACCTGCAACAGGCCGGTGCCTGCAGCATTTGCTGGCATGGTCAGCGTGAACGTTCCCGCCACAATGGTCTGTGAGCCGAAGGTGAACGCAGCTACGGCCAGATTGCCCGCTTGCGTGCCGTTGTACATCAAGATGCAGTCGAAGGCCGCTGCGCTGAATGCAGCCCCCGTCGTCCAGCTTGCCGTAGGCGTGGTGTACGCTTGCGCACCAGTATTCGCTGGCGCGTTGAAGCCGCCAAAGCTAATGCCGCCTGCAGTGTACGAGCCGCTGTTGGCAACCTCACCCGTAGCGGTATATGCTGTGGTGGATGCGTTGATGGTTGCCGTCGCGTAATACAACGCCCCCATGAACGTGTCAGCACCCGTCCCGGCGCGCGTGAATGTGGTGCCGAATGCATGCTTCGCATTGAGCATGTCTGTGCGGAATGTGTTCGCAACTGCTTGTGTGTTTGCCATGATGGATCCTTAGCTAAATATGCCTGCAGCCGAAATTGGCCCCACGCCGTTTTTCAAATGCACATGCGCCGACCGGTGCACCAGCACGCCGTCCAACCAGTACTCGGTCCAGTCGGCAACCTCGTTGTCGTTCTCATGCCCGCCCGTCTTCTTGACCAGCGAGTCTTCATCGATTTCAACGGCATTACCGTTAACCATGCAGGGGATGAGGGTGCGCATCATTGTGGGGTTCCTTTGACAACCGATTCGACGCCGATGTTGTTGCCCATCTCGTCCTTAATGTAGCGGGCGACACGGGGCGCGGTGTGCGATGCGTGCAGTGCTGCGATGCCTTCGTTCAGGTTTTGCGACAACCGTTCCAGCATCTGTGCGGTGTTGTTCTGCATGTCCGCGATGAGGTCACTGTAGTCCGGCATTACGGCCTGCCGGGTGAGCGTCCCTGTTTGCTTTTGCAGGAAGGACCGGAGTATTTCCAGGTTAGCCGCGTTGTCGGCTTGCAACTGTTGACGGTGTACCCCTGCGGCGTGTGCTTCGGCTTCGCGCTGGGCGAGTTGGTCTGCGCGGAAGACTTCGAGTTGCTTCTGCGTTGCCAGTGCGTTGTTCTCGATTGCCGTAGCCATAGTGGTGGCCCTGTCGTTGGCGTCTTGCTTGGTCTCTTCCTGCCACTTCTTGAACATGCGATCCTGCTCTGCGTTTTGCAGCTTGAAGTCGCGTTCTGCTTGGGCGTCTGCGCTGCGCACTTCCGCTTGATGCTGAGCCAGGGACGCTGCTGCGTCGCTGTTGAGTTTGGTGATGGCCTGTTGACTGGCGATTTGCGCCTGCACGGTAGGGTCCACAGGGGGCTTGGGTGCAAACTGCGCAGCGAGTTGTTGAGCCTGTTGCATGGCGGGCATGATCATCGGTCCGAGCAACTGCGCCATGATCTGGTCCGCAAAGGCCGCGCCCTTGGCCTCAGCCTGCGCACGGGTCAGCTCTGCGCCCATCGCCGGGCCCATCATCTCCAGTGCGTCTGCCGCTGCGAGCGTGTGCTTCTTGTAGAAGCTCATCAGATGGTCCTTGATGTGCGTCATCATCGGCGCAAAGGCCAACGTACCCACCAACGGGTTGGCCCCAAACACCGGGCTGACCAGGAAGTGAAGATGCGTTTCTAGGTGCGCAACGTCGTCCTGCTCTTGGTAAACCTTGAGCGGTGCGGGGTCGTCCGTACACACCGTGTAGTTCTCGTCCAACGCGCCCAGACGCTTGGCGTCCTTTGGTAAATCAGCCAGGTCCTCCGGCGAAGGTATTTGCAGCAGCCGAAGTGAGCGTTGCAATAGCCTATCGGCTTTGAAGAAGCGCGTAAAGGCCGGGTTGGCCGACAACTGCATTACGGCTTGCAACTGGGCGTAACGCTGGGCTTCGCTGAAGATGTTGGGGTCGCTGACAGGGATGATATCCAGCGGACCTTGAAAGTCCTGCCGTGATACCACGAGTGAGCCCAACTCCTCAACGGTCTCCTCATCCGTCATATTCTCTGCGTCCAACCGGTGCAGTATCTCCAATTCCTTCTTTAGCGAAGCGTGGCAACGGGCGTGGATAGCGCTGAAGTTGACCGAGCCATGCTCAATCAAGGCCAACGCGGTGCCCACAGGCATGTCTGCAGACCCTTGACTGATGGCCTCACTTGCTGTGCTGATGACGCCTTCGGCCTGTTGCGTGAGCCATTCCAGCAGGTTGAACAGCACGGGGCTGGGACCAGCGAACGGGAACGCCATCACGATCTTGCGGATGTCGTCGGTGCCCGCTGGCGCGTCAATTTCGGCTAGCTCGGTGGCGTTGACTTGAATGGACTGGCCCGCCGTGCGCCCACCCTTGAGCTTCAGGCCACCCGGAAAGTTCTGAATATGAGCAGAATCCAGCAAGGCGCGTAAAGCGCCAGTACCGCCACTGGATAGCGATCCAATGAGGTGAAATAGACCGACACCGGGGCCGCCGCGCCATGGGATAAAGGTGTATTCCACCATCCAGTGCTTTTTGGCGCGCTGTTCGTCACTTTCGGCCCAGTTGCGGTACAGACCGAGCACTTTCTGCGTGTCGTTCTCAATGTGCAGGATGTACGGTGCGGTCTCACCACCCGTAATGTCGTCCTCGTCCAGCGCAAGGTCCACGTAAGACATGTAAATCTCACGCAAGCCCTCTTCGTTGTACGCGGTGTCGTCTTCCTCGACGCCTTCCACCTTGTCGCTGGCCTTCTTGGACTCAGATTTGTCGCTCCAGCCCGGATTCGGTGCGGAAACGTTCAAGTCACGGTACAAACCGCTGTCGATACGCTTTTCGTACTCATCTTTGGCCACAAATTGGCGATGCGTGACGCGGTAGGCTGTGTAAAAGTCGGAGCAACTGTACGGCAGGAACACGTCATCAATGTAAACAGTCTCAGTGCGGGGGCGTTCCAGCGCTGCATCCCACCACCAGCGTTTATATTGCGAGCCGCCCAATGGCAACTGGGACAGCAAACGCTCGAATTCGGCCCGTTGCTCCGCAATTCGGGTCGTCAACTGCCAATTCATGTAGGTTTTCTTGCGCTCCGCCTTGTCGAGCTTGGCGTCGTCGCTCTCGCCGATGATTTGCGTCTTGCAAGGGCCGGTGGACGGGAATAGTTCCTTGATGGCGCGGCTGGCAAAGTCGACGCAGCCCTTGGCGAGCATGGGGTGAACAGCCTTACTGGAGCCCTCGAACGTCGCTCCACCAGGTGAGTCCTTGCCCAGTCCTGTGCGCTTGATGCCTTCAGCCTGTTGCTTGTCACGGGGCTCGCGGCTCTTGCGGTCGGACTCGATCAGTTCAGCTTGATCCATGCCCAGCGAGGACAGGAATGATGCGTCGAACACTTCAGCCAGATTGACGCCGAACTCGGGACTTTCGTACGTCTCGTCGTCCTCGGGCATGTTGACCAGTGCCGAGCCGTCCTCCTGCTCGTCCACTTCGAACGTCGGCTCTACGTCAGTAATGTCGTCGTCTGGTTGAAGGGGCATGATAGGCGTTTCCAATGGCAATTCAGGGAATTATAGGGTCAAGATGCTTTACGGGCAACTTGTGACAGCGCGCCGACCATCGCACCGGGTGTTGTTTTACGGTTGCGGGCCAGGTTCACCACTATGGACGCCACCTGCGGGGGCAACCCCGACAGGTCAGTCAGCTTGCCACTGGCATACTGTGCGGCCAATTCATCAATGGACAGCGAACCGCCATTGAGCGCGCTTTGAGTCAGCGTACGTGCCGCGTTGCCCATGAAGTCTGACCCCGTGGTGTCCTTGACCGCGCCGCCGATCTCGCCCCCAGCGTAGCCCACTGCAGCACCTTTGGCCGCATCGGCCAGCGAGCCGCCCGACAGCACCGTCTTGCCCGCGTTCAACACCATGGGGGCTGCGGTCTTGGCAGCGTTGGCGCTCATTCCAGCGGACTGCAGCCCTTCGCTGATGGCGGGGTTGATTGCCGAGCCCACACCAGCGGTGAGCGCGGCCATGATAGCCGGGTTGGTGCGCACGCCGTCGAACATGCCTTGCGCGGCTGCGCCCAGTCCGCCTAGGAACCCACCCCCGTTGTTGGGTCCGGTGCGCCAGCTGGGTTCTAGCATCTGCGCACGGGCTGCGTTCTGGTATGCATCTCGGCCTGCGCTGCCGTCAATCTCGGGGCTGGTCTGCGCTTGTGCCGCGCTGTACGCTTGCTCCGGGGTCAGGCCTTCGAGCATGTAGTTGACGCTTGCAACGGGGGCTTTGAACTTTCCCTCTGCGTCGAGCATGTTGGGGCTGATGCGCTTGCGGAAGTCTTCCAGGGTGAGAGTTTGGGTAGATGCAGCGGGTTGTTCGTCGGGCGTGCCGTATGTGGCGCCGTCTGGTCCGCCGATGGTGTAGACGCTGCCGCCTGCGGCGTATGCGGGTTTCTGCGACTGACCCCACTGCCCGGGCCAGACCTGTTCACCAATTGCGTCAATCTCAGCTTGTGTAGCGTGTGAAGGAACTTCAATACCCGCGTCTTGAATCTTCTTCAGCTCATTTGCATTCCATGCGTCTGAAGTCTTGCGCAATCCGCTGTTTTGCAAGTCCCCCACATCAGACCACTTGCCCGACTTGACAAAGTCCTGGACGAACGGCAGGTACTCGTCGTTGGGCTTCTTGTTGGCCTTGCCTTTGATTTGCTGAATGTACTTGGGCTGCTCTATGCCGCGTTCTGCAAGGTTCCGCTCTGCCTCGGCCCACAACGCTTCGTTACCTGGCGCCATGTATTTTTGAATCCCTCGCTCTTCGGCTAGGCGGATGATTTCCTTGTTCTTTTCGCCCGCCCATTCGGGTCCGGCACCAAACTTCGTCTCAATCGTCACATGCGGTTGACCCTTGGCGTCACGCAGACTGAAGATTCGGCTCTTGCCCGACGCCACATCATCGCAGTACCCACCAACGCAGTGGCCCATGGTGTCGCCTTCGTACTTGAGGGCGTCTTTCAAGGCCGCAAAACTAGGGTCTTTGTATGTTCCTGCTTGCGTGAAGTGTTGACCTGTTTGATCGTAGATGTTAGGCGTACCTAAAGGATCATTCTTTTCAACCCAGCCTTCAGGCAGATTACCCTTCTTCAACTCCACCCAGCGCAGCCCCTTGGGGTTGGTCGCAGCGTCTGCGTACTCCTTGTGCAGCACTGTCGCGGCGTTGTTGGCGATGGCCTGGTTGGCTTCAACCTTCTGCGCCTCACGCCATGCGTTGATCTTGGCCACATGCTCCACGGCTTGGGGCACAGACACCCGATCCAGAGATTCAGGCTTGAGGAGCAGATTGGCGGGGAGGCCGCTGTTGGGGTTGGTGGCGTTGCGCAGTTCGTCTATGAGGTGGTCGAAGCCGAGGTCATTCGGCAGATTGCGAGGTTCAGCAATGGCGTGTACCTTGGCGTCTGGCGCGACCTTCTGAAGCCATGGATTCGCCTGCATCGTCATGCTCGGTCTCGGATTGGAGCCGCGTGCGGCGTCGGTGACGAAGTCGCCTGCCTTATTGTTGAAGACCTTCAGGTCTGAAGCGCCTTCCCAAGACTTGGCCGGCAAAGCCCGTCCGACGGCTGTCTGTCCGGGTTCAAGGAACTTCCCGTGCGTGCCGATGTTGAAGTTCAACTGCTCAGGCGCTACATGCAACGTCCCTCGCTCAGCCAGCGCCCGGATAGGATCGCGCTCGGTGGCCATGTCGTTCTTGACGTAGCGGGTGAGCTGTTTGTCGATGAATCGGTTTACGAGGCTGTCTGAGGACGGCTGTACAGGACCGGCTAGCGAGGTGTTACCCAGCGCAGGCTTCTTCAACCCCTTCAACGCATCCTCCACCGACCCACTCAGCCAGTTACCCCCAGGAGCCTTGATGACACCCTTCATAGCTGCACGTGAACCTGCCAACGGCCCCGGAGCTGCCGCTGCAACGCGGGTGAGTGCCCCTTTGGCGAGGCTCACAGGCTTAGTCGCCCCGACTCCCCCAAACAGTGAGCCGACCTCAGTGACGTTCTCGTCACCTACCTGCTTTCCAGGCAACCATTCCTTGTAGAAGTCTGATGCTGGTAGGGCTGGATACTTGTCCACGTTGGCGCCCAGTAGGTTCAACCCTGAGCGGCCCAGTCCTTCAAGGTCTCCGGGCATTCCTGCCGTCCCGGCGATCCAACCCCTGACAAGGGCCTGAAGTGCGGAGCCGGTGAGCGGGTTGTCCCGTGCGGACTGATTGACTGCACCGGTGCGGTGTTCCATTTCGGGGTGTTTGCTAGCCATATGGATTTACTCGTGCTTTCTGACGTGCGGTATAGTCAATGTCATCTGGTTCATCGTCAGGAACCACAGCTACTTCCAGCTGCCCGGCATCCCGTAGGTAAATGGTCGCTTGCGTCCAGCAATCCACCATCTCATCGTGCTCCCCGGCGGGGAACTGCTCCAGCTGATCCAGGAACGGTTGCACCCATGTACGCGGTTTGCCTCGGTTCTTGGCGGACTCAAGCACCCAGAATACACCGTTTTCGAGCAAAGGTGTGGATATGTGAGCACGCGCCACTTTATCAGCCCTGCCTGGATTATAGGGCACTGCGGGGATATTTGAAAGCCGTAAGTCCTGCAGTAGTGACTGCCCGCTTCCCTTTGCTTCCACGAGCACCACATCCGGCTTGCGGGAGGGCTTCATCACATTGTCTTTTTCTCCGCCGTAGCGAGCTTTCCAGTCATCCATGACGCGCTGCTTCAGTGCGGGATACCCCAAGTGCTCATTCCAGCAGTCCAGCAGCAACACATTGCGACGCTTCTCGTACTCAAACACACCCCATACGCAGCACCCTGTGGGGTCGCCCTGCGTGCGCTCGGTGAAGGCTGAGTCATATGACTGCACTATGTAGAACAGGTCAGGCATCGGCTTGTCTGCCGACCACAGCCTAAAGTTGTCAACCTTGATGATACCTCCGCCAGCGGGCGAGGGGCGCTGCTGAAGCTGGCCAGCTGTGCCGTAAGTGCCGAGTGTGGCCTCCAGCGACTGAACGATCTTCTCCGGGAACCGTTCAGGCCACAGCAGTTCGCCTTCCTTGGTGCGTGGGTCACGGAAGCCCAGACTGGTGACTGACCTGCGCTCGGGTTCGAAGCGCATGGGCAACATCAGATGCTCCCACTCGCCCTTGTTCTTGAGCACATGACCCGACAAATCGTTGGCGTGCAATCGCTGCATGATGATGACGATGGCGGAGGACTTGGGATCATTCAACCGGGTGATTATGGCCTCGTCGTACGTGGTCAGCGCGGCTTCACGTTCAGCCTCAGAGTTGGCGCCTTGTCGGTCGTGAGGGTCGTCTAGCAACACCGTGTCGCCACCGTCACCCATCACACCCCCAGTCATACCGAATGCGATGCGGTAGCCGTTCTTGTCGTTCTCGAACCGGACCTTTTGGTTCTGGTCGGAGGCCATGCTGAACTTGCTGCCGAAGTCGCGCTGGAACAACGGGCTGTTGATGAGCCGACGCATCTTCAGGGAGTCCCGCACCGCTAGCTTCTCCGCATAGGAGCCACAGAGCCACTGGTGAGAGGGATCTTGCAGCCAGGTCCAGGCAGGCCATGCTACGCTCACCAACGTGCTCTTAGACGTCCGGAAAGGCACGTTGATGAGCAACCTCTTTATGTCCCCCCGTGTGACAGCCTCCAGGTGCTCAGCCATCGCACGTAAGTGCCAGTTGTCCACGAACTCACGCAGCCCCTCAACTGCTGGCCAGCAGTAGTCCCTATAGAAGTTGAACAGCGACAGTTCAGCATCATGCTTGCGCACCTGCGACAGCAACGAGTGAATGCGGCGGATCTCCGCATCCGTCTTGCCTAGCAGGTGAGCGGGCAGGTCAGCCACGAATCTTCAGCAGTGCGGCCAGCTCAATCTTTACTTGGTCAATCGGCTGGGTTATTTCCATTGTGCCTGAGTGCACCTGCTCAACGCGCTCACCGTACACCCGAGGCTTCAGCTTTGCAGCGGCCCACTTGCGTGTGTCAACGCGCAGTCGGTTACGGGCAATGACTTCAGCACTGAGAGGAATGCGTACCTTCTTGAGCGCTGGGGTTCCGTCCTCATTGAACACCAGATTGCCTTCCGGACTTGTTTCCTGCACTTCAATCTCTGTTGAAGTCTCATCTGAGATAGCTACTGTTTCATCAAACATGAAGTCAGCACGGGCTTCGCGTGCGCGTTCATATCGTGCTTTCCGGTCAGGATCATCATGCACCCAGTCTGCCAATGACGTATACGCCAATCCATGTTCCTTCTGGAATCCTACAAGATTACCACCCTGAGCAATGTACGCGCAGAACACATCTATTGAATCTTCAGCATCAAAGAACGGATTGCGCGGAGGGTTGACCTTCTTCGGCTTGACGTCTTGCACAGTCAATGCGGTCTTCCTTGCAGGGGTCTTCTTAACCGGGGTTTTTTTTGTAGCCATGATACAGATTATACCTTTCATTATACCCAGCCGCTTACTCCGGCGGGGTTATTCAAAACACACTTCTTTTACACCACTTTCTGATACCCAGCCGTAAACTCCGCCGAAATACCCAGCCGCCTTATAGAGAGATCATTTACCGCTGGGTAGCGTAAATGACCCTCTTTAAGCGCCCTATCAATACTCAGCCGTCCAAACTCGGCTGAGTACGGCTGAGTTAGCTGGGTATAGCATACTTGGATTTATCAGCCTCATCAACAAACACAGGCTCAAGACCGCTGCGCTGACCCCTACCGCCTTTAGTGTCGTGTTGCAACACCTGACCGTCACGCTTCAACCGGCCCAGCGACTCAAGTGTCTGAGCACGGGTGAGCTGACCGTACATCAGCGCTTTGAAATCGTCACGCAGGCTTTGAAAAGACAGCGGTTGGTTGCGCAGCCATGCTTCTTTGATAACTGAAAACACTGACGCATCATTCTGTTTTTCTACGTCCGTCTGGGATGGCTGAGCAAGGGGTATCACCTGCGTAAACGAGTAGCCCTTACGCACCACGTAGATTGGCTCCTGAGCGCGGCAGTAGCTCATCTTAGGCATAGCCATCACAATACCAGTTGAGTCCGGCTCCAGGTACTCTCCGGTGGCGTCTAGCCACTCCTTTGCCTCCAGCGGCTGCATAACACAAACCATACGCGCCCCGTCCGCCATTGCTGACCCGCCGCGCCCGGAGTATTGGTCTAGGGTCTTCTCCCGTGCGTTAGCCTTACCTGAGTGGTGTATACCCTCCACGCAGCATTTGAACTCCGCCTTGAGTATGCGCATAGCCTCGATGAGCCCTTGCTCGGCATCGTTGACCCGTTGCTCGCCTACGCCAAAGGAAACCAATGGGTCCAGTATCAACCAGTCCGGCTTGAAGTCAGCCAGCAAGTTGTTCAACCATTTAAGATTCGCGTTATGGGGCTGCACAACATCCCCTACGACGGCTGATATCCTGAATGACACGCCTGACAAATCAACTACTATCAGGTTGCTGAGCACCTGCGCAACGTCAGACTGGGTGAGCTCCAGCGTCTTCATAATCTCCCGGGCGCGGGCTACTAGGATCTCCCGCGTGTCCTCACGGGTCACGATGCATGTGCGTACTGGGTGTTCGGGCTTACGACCCCACAGTTCACGCCCTAGCGCCAGCACAATGGCCTCGTACAACGCTACAGTTGTTTTGCCCGTGCCCCCAGCTGAGATGCGCGTGCGCACGTCAGCGTACAGCATAAAGGGTAACACTATGCGTGGATTGAGCTGCGCTAACTTCAGCTCTTCTATTGTCAGAGGGGCTAGTTTGAAAGACGCCAGGGCGTCGGTGGTGGGTTTGAGCTTGAGCCGCTCATCCGCTCGCTGACGCCACGCCCGGTCCTGCCCGTCTGCTATGGTAAAAATAGACTTATACGTGAGCGGGCCGGGTTCGTTCAGGTCTCGTGCCCATTTGCGCTCAAACACCTCCAGCGTATCCTCGGGGTCAGTGCTGGTCGCGCTCCACTCACGCGCTATAGCGTAGGCTTTCTCTGTGTCGCTGAGCCGTTTGAGCGCCTGGAGTATGTGATACCATTGGTTGTAGTCATCCGCAGGTATTACCTTCAAAGCCTCTTCAATCTCAAGGTAGTTGTCAGGCGAGATGGCTATGGATGCGGGGGAGACCTTTGTCAGCGCGTATGGGGTCTCCGCACGTGAGTGTATAGTGGCGGGTGAGTCTATTGGCAGGGCACCTTGCAGTGGGTTCTTACCCCCTTGCCACTTATATAGACCTGATTCACCTTGCGAGGGTTCCACCAGTATGTAACCCCGGTGCTTGACGTCCAGCCCTGCCCCCAGGGTTCCTGGGTACGTGGCTCCGGGCTCAGCTTTGAACACCCTGTGCTCACCCCCAGACTGGGTCACAGAGGCTATTGCTGAATAAATCACCCCGTGCTCAGCTTCAAGCTGCGCCAGGGTCTCACGCCCGCCGTTGCGGGGGTCAATGTCCAGCACCACCAACCCCGATTTTTCACACGCAATGGCTATGCCCGCGTTGGGGTGTTGGGACCATATGTTGCGTATGACCGCTGGGTCTTTTGTAGCGCTGTTGAGGCCATAGCCATCAACGGGCTTCTTGTCACGCCTGACCGGGATCACGTACCACCCTAGGTCCGCGTAACGCAGTGCATAGTCGAGAAGGGTGTCGCCTATCTCAGGGGTTTGTTCTATTGATTTGGGGGTTACGAGGGAAAGCCTTACGGCCTCAGAATCAAAGCCGAATTTGCTCACGGTGACGCCTCGCTTTAACTGAGGATTAGCACTAAGTTTACTGTCCCGTTACAAGACAAATAAATGTCAAACAGGAACGTATGGTTCTTTTCACACGTGAAAGTCTTGCCCTCACCGTACCGCTTCCAGTTATTTGATTTGCACAGCGGGCAGTTGAAACTGATTGTTTGGTCACGATCAGGTTCTATGAGGAGGATGTTTTTTACGTTTGACATTGAATCACCTTTTCAAATAATATCACCATTGGAAAGACTGACCGGCAGGCGCTGGTGAGGCGCGGTTCAGGAGCTACCTTAGCCGGGGTCCGAGCGTAGATTATAGGTCCGTTATTTTTGGTACGGACGGTGATTGTGCAGCGCACACGTGATGACACGACACTCGGTCACTTCATTGCGCTGAAACCCACTGCATTGAAGGCACATCATCTTTACGGAGGCCGCTTTCATGGTCTGGCCCTTGAGCGCACGAGTAGTGGCTAGCTGATGCTTCTCAGGTACTGAGCGGGTCACATACTCATCGATGTAGCGTTCGTCCTCAGCGGACATGGCCTTAGGCGGTTTGACGCGGGGCGGGCGGGGGGTTGCTGGGGTGGTCATTGCTTTTTCTCCTTCAAGTTGTGGATGCAACCGCGGCACCCTGGGTCATTGTACTTGTCGTTTATTTGGTACTGGCAGTTCGGTGCCATGCGGTTGCGCACGTACGTGACCATGTTGCGCCCAGTAGAACTGTCAACACCGTAGAGCCATTGCCCGGGTGTGAAAGGCTTCCTGTTATAACATCCGTAGCTCATAGCGGGTCTCCTGTGAAGTGCTCATGCACGGTGTTCCAATAACGCCCAGCCTTACGCACCGTGATATGCGTGGGTTTAACTGCGTTCTTCAACATCCACGTGAGTTTGCGTGCCTCACCGGGCAGCTTGACCGCCAACCGCCGACGCATGAAGAACTCGGTGACTGTTGTGTTGGGGGTCTCGGTATTGATGAACATCGTAGCGTCAATACGAGCCCCTTCAACGGTGGTACAGGCATAGGTAATCATCATCACTGGCTTTGTAGGGTCGCGCCGGGTGGGAATTGCCACCGCTGACACCGCGTGCACCTCTACTGTGAGCTGGGCACCCTCGCGGGCCTGCTCCCCGGACACAGGGTCTATGACCGCCAGCGTCCTGACACCAGGAAGGACTTTGCGGGGCTCACGGGGTGCAGCGGGCATGGCCTCCAGCGGCTCCAGCGGCTCACCCTGGCGCACGTAAGTCTCTACCATGTCACAGCCGCCGAGCCTCTGCAGGTTGCCCACAAAGTCTAGGTACAGGCAGTTCTTCTTGTCCTCGAACAGCCGCGTGCCCCTGCCCATAATTTGCACGTGCAACGAGGATGAGGTGGTTGGGCGCAGCCCGACTATGCAATCTAGCTCCGGCATATTCCAGCCAGTTGTAAGCGTTTCTATGCTACAAAGCACCCGCAACTCACCTGAGTGAAACCGAGCTAAGGTGTCAACCCTCTCATTCTTTGACATAGGGCCGGTGACGACCCCAGCAGTCCAGCCCGTCACCTCATGGATGATTGAGCACGCCCGCATGCTAGCTACGACGGTTGAACAGTATACTGCGATGTGATTGCGCTTTGACGCCAGTGTGAGCAGGGCTTCCACCACTGAGCGCATCCACTTCTTATCCTGCAGGTCTGCCACTTCGGTGTTGTTGAAGTCCCCTGTTAGCGGCGCATCTGGCAGGGCTAACTGAACTTCAGTCTCTACGCCGACCAGGGGGCTCAGGTAGCCGTCACGCACGCCCTCAGCCAGCGTGTAGCGGAAGGCGAGGTCATTGAACCAAAAATTAGGTCCGTTGCCGTAGCACAATCCGCCCTGAAGACGCCACGGTGTTGCTGACATCCCTATGCGGCGCGCATCGGGGTATAGTTTGAACAGCGCTTCATACTGTGAGTCTTCACCAGTGTTATGCGGTACCCGGTGGCATTCATCAATGATCAAAACGTCAGGGGGTGTGAGCTTACCCAACCGTGCTGGACCCACTATGCTCTGCACCGAGGCAAACACCGCGTTGGCGTTATGCTCAAAACGGTTGAGCCCTGCGCAGATAACCCCGGTCATAGGGTCGCCAGTGTGCTTTTTGTAGGTGTGTTCATTTTGTGACACCAGCTCTTGCACGTGAGCCAACACCCACACCTGACCGTTGTTCTTGCGTAGGTGGCTGGTGATCTCAGAGGCTACCAGGGACTTGCCCGTGCCGGTGGCCATCTGAATTAGTGGGTTGTCCCCGTTGCGTAGGCTGCATAGCGCGGCGGAGTAAGCACTCTGTTGATAAGGTCGTAGAATCATGTGTTTATCCCGTTATGAGTTATCACGCAAATTATAGGCTCGGGGGTTTGTAGCTATGCGATTGTCTTTTCCAATCGCACTTGCGAAAATACATTGAAAATGCAATCGTCAGGCCCGAATCACGACCTATAATTCTTTTACCGGCACACAAGCTGGAATGGCTTAAATAACTGTATAACTTGGAGTATCACATGACCGCACTGAACGTAACCGCTGCTACTACCGCTGAGCTGATTGCCTTTTACAACGCCAACACCGGCGGAGCACAAGTCAAGAAGTTCGCCGACCGCAAGACCGCCGAGCGCCGGGTCTCTGCTCTGATTGCAGAGATGATTGAAGACGGTGACTCAGAAGGCTACGAACTCACCGCTACAGAACAGGCTGTCGTAGACGCACCTGTCGGCTCCTCCGAACACCTGACACAAGAACGCGCATGCCCACAGTGTGGCGGCACCCAGGACATCACCGCTGGACGCATCGTCATCCGCGCGGGTCATCAGGTGCTGGTGGACGAAGACATGTTCACATGCCACCCCTGCGGCCACGAGTGGGGTACCCCTGATACACCTGCTAAGAAGTCCGTCTCCACTGGCAAGGTCCGCCCCGAGATGACCGCTACTCTCAAGTTAGACCGCGCCATTCAGGAGGTCACCACCGGACACATCTACGCTAACGCATGCCAGGTGTGGAAGGCGGGTCTGGTTTCCTCCGCCCAGTGCGACCGCCTGAGCGCTACGCTGTACGGTGCCGCAAAGGCTGGCAACCGCCTGATGAGCGTGACCGTAAACGGTCATGTGTTTGCCTTGGCTAATAAGTAACACCAATATGACTGACACAATTTTCAAGACCCTCAGCCTGGACCGCAACCTGGTCCGCTGGGAAGAGCACCTAGGTGAACTCACCCCGTGGGAGAACCGCCAAGGAATATGGTTCAAGCGGGAAGACTACTTTGCCCCGTTGGGCTACGGCGGGCCGAATGGGTCCAAGATGCGCCAGCTCATTCACTACATGAACCGCCGTCGCGAAGGCAAGACCCATGTGCTCACCGGCGCCAGCATCCAGAGCCCCCAACTCAGCATGTCCGCCATCGTCGGCGCACACTACGGACTGCTGAGTCGTCAGGTAGTCTACAGCAAGCCTGAGACCGTGCTGCGCCACACCAATCCGCACGTGGCGGCGGGCTTCGGAGCACGCTTCGTGTATGCCTCAGGCCCCTACAACCCAATCCTACAGCGCCGGGTAGCTAACCTAGAGCGTGACGGCTCCCTGGTGGTGGAATACGGCATCACCGTAGACCACAAGACCAACCCGGCTGAGGAAGTCTACAAGTTCCATGCTGTTGGGGCTAACCAGGTAACCAACCTGCCCGATGAGGTAGAACATCTGATCATCCCTGCAGGTTCGTGCAACAGCCTGACCAGTATCCTGCTCGGGCTCAGCCAGGACAGCAAGAATGTTAGCGAGATCTTCACCATGGGTATCGGCCCGGACAAGCGCCCGTGGATGCGCGAGCGACTGGCTATCCTCGGGGTTGACCCTGACCGCCTGCCATTCAAGTGGAACCACGTGAGTCTGCATGATACCGGGTACAGTAAGTACACTGACAAGTTCAAGGGTGAGCAGTGCTACGGCATCAACTTTCATTCCACATACGAGGGAAAAATGTGGCGCTGGCTGCGTGAGCATGATGCCCTGACCTTTGACGGCAAGATGGGGTTCTGGATTGTCGGCAGCGAGCCAGACCTGAATGTGATCAAACCCTTCTTTACGCATGAGGTGGAAGCATGAAAGATTACAGGTTGAAAGAAAACAGGCTCGCGTACTTTACCGACCTGTACGACATGAACCTGATCCACGGAGTTGAATACATCATCAAGGGTTGGGAGAAAGAGTCGGCTTCTGGGCCTTGGATCTCCCTGCTGTTTGAAGACCCGGTACACGGCAATGCCGATGAGCCTGCTCCGCCAGTGTCTGATGGGCTGTTTAGTACCCCCATGCAGCGCACGCTGCCGAATGTTCCTTTCACTGGGAATATGGATGAATTTGACGATGACATTCCGTTTTAACACTATGAAATCACTGGGAAGAAAAACCAAATTCTCACAGCGTGAATGGCACTTTACGTGCGCTGACGAGAGCCTATTTACCCTGACGCGGGAGGAGCGCTTCTTCTTCCGCGCTCTAGTGCGAGGTGCGCCGTGAAATGAGTTATAATGACGTTATCCCTTGGTCGGGATTTGCAATGAGCCCTTGGGGGCGCTCTGGCGGTATTGCACCGTTCGACCAACTCTTCGAAAGAAGAGAGAGCTTCCCCAAGGGCTTTTCTTTTTGGGGAATAGAAATGGCCCATACACCCTACGTTTATCGCCTGATTGACCGCGAAAACGATAAACGCTACATAGGTTCGCGATACGCAAGGGTTTGCGACCCTTCTGACTTAGGCGTAACGTACTTTACGAGCAGTAAAGCGGTTTCAAAGTTGTTTCGTGAAAACCCAGAACGGTTTGAAAAGCAAATCATAGTGATGGGGGACGCTGCTTATGTTCGCAGGGTTGAAAGATCGCTACTGAAAGCATGTGGCGCGGTGTTGTCTGACGAGTTTTACAACAGGCATGACACTGAAATAGGTCACCCTGATGATTGTTCTTTGGGCGGTAAAGCTGCTGTTTCCAGCGGCCAGCTGGCGAGTCTTAGAACAGCCGAACACCAGAAAAAAGCTGGTAAGTTGGGCGGCTATAAATCAGTTTCTTCAGGGCATTTAAGGTCAGTAGCCAGCAAAGGTGGTAAATCTGGAGGCGCTAAAAATATAGCTAGCGGGCATATTAAGAATTTAGGACTGCTCAATGGTAGGAAGTCTGGGATATTCACTATGGGTCTAAGATTCACATGCGCCGAGTGCGGCATGGTTTCAACCCCTCCTAGTATCGGCAGGCACCAGAAATATTCAAAACACACAGGGGTTATAAAATGAAAGATTTTCGTTTGAAAGAAAATAGACATGAATACTTTTCAGCGTTGTATAAAATAAATTTAGAAAATAAAGTTCTACCAGGGCTGGTGTATCTCTACATGCCGAAGCTGGCCGAACACTTTGACTGGAATGACGAACAGAAACTCTGGTTCGCGACTATCAATGGCTTCACCCAATCGCCCATCACTTCGCTGCGCATATTCAACGAGTTGCCTGCATGCGGAGTGACAGACAAGTTCGAGCAGTGGTTCAATGACAACTGGGAGACCCTGCACTTCGACAGCGACCGCCTGAAGAACAAACGCAACACCGTTGCAGGGCTCAAGAGCTACAATAAACTCGTGTCCGAGTATGGAGGGTATCAGACGCTGCTCTGGGACTCAGGGCAGTCTTATGCTGACGCCTGGGGTAAGGCTAACTCGATACACTCGTTTGGACGCCTGAGCACGTTCTCGTACCTCGAGTATGTCAAAATAATGGGCTTCGGGGCGCAGTGCACTGACCTTATGTTCTCAGACTTTGACGGCTCGCGCTCGCACCGTAACGGGGCGCTGTTTTTGAACGGTCTAGACGACCTCGTGTTTGACAAGCGTGCTGACAACGGGTTTGCTGGTAAGTATGACGGGTTCCACGCCATGTGTGACTGGCTGTTGAAACAGTCCAATGCCTTACTGCGTGAGTTTTCCCGGCTGCACCCTGACGTGCCGGACGTTGGCTACTTTACTCTGGAGAGCCAGTTCTGCCAGTTCAAGAACGGGTTCTTCAAGCGCCGGCACCCTGGGGTGTACGCTGACATGGCCTGGGACCGCATCAAGTGGTATGATGAGCGTGGATTCAGTGACTTGACTGAACCTTTCAAGGCTATTCGTGCAGCGTACCTGCCTGAGTGGCTGCGTGAGGAATGTGAGGCTAAGCCCCTGGCACGCGCTAAGAAAGCCGCGCAATTTGCCGAGACAGGATTCCCACACCGCGGTGAACACTTTTTGGAGGAAGTATGACTGACAAAGAAACAAGCACGCTGACCTACACCGACCACGACGGCGCTCGACGTAAAGTCAGGGGCTGCAGCATGACTGTGGACCATCTCGACCGGCACTGGCTGTGGAGCGACCAGCTAGAGAAGAACATTGTCTACAAAACCAAGGGCAAGGAGAACGCCCTCCTCGCGGCCATCGACTCTCTACTGTTCACCATCCAGCTACGCGATGAGCGGATTGCGGGACTGCAACGGATCGCAGACCTCGCCCATGCTTTTGCAGACCAAGTGAAACCAGATGAGGAACAGGAATGAAACACGCCATACTGCGCGTCTCAGGCACCTTCGGGTCTGGCAAGACCACCGCTGCGCGGGACTTCCTCAAATATCCGCATGAGGCCCTGGAAAAGGGTGGTAAAATTCAGGGATATCAGATCGATGCAAGTTCGGCAGGCATAGCTGCCCCCATCTTCCTGCTGGGTTCATACAAGAACACGTGCGGAGGATGTGACGGTATACCTACACAAGCCGAAATCGCTGAGCGAGCCCTCAAGGCACACCCCCACGGCCATGTGCTAATGGAAGGTGCGCTGCTCTCAGGCTCCGGCATGGGCGGGGCTGTGACTATTGCCGTAGAGCCCACCGGCTGCGGAGTATACACATTCCTGAACACCCCGCTTGAGGAGTGCATCACTCGTGTCAAGATTCGCCGTGCCGCAGCTGGCAATGAGAAACCCTTTGACCCTAAGAATCTCATCAAGAAGTTCGAGTCTGTGGTGGACTGCTACCACAACATGAAGCGGGCCGGGTGCGACACCCGGTTGGTCGACTACACTGACATCCACCAACCGTTGCTGAACATTCTGAAGGAGTTTGAAAGTGATGAATAACCCATATTCTCGCCCCGCTCCGGAGCAGATAGCCAGCTGGCCAGGGTACCTGTACTTTTGCGCCGAACGTGAGCGTATCCGCTTGTTTAAGGAGGCCGGGGACGTTGCTCCATGGACCGAAGACCCTATCCTACAGAAGTACAAGTTCACCTGCGTTCGGCGTAAGGACGACCGCATGACAAAGTGGTTCATCAAGCACCTGATCAAACCCTACAACAACCGCTCAGACCTCTGGTTCACACTGCTGGTAGCCCGGCTCATCAACTGGCCCCCGATGATCCAGCGCTTGATTGACCAAGGCGTACTGCCGTGCTCACCTGATGAATTTGATGCCTCTCGCTTTGTGGCCACCATTGAGAACTACAAAGACGGTGGTAACAAAGTGTTCGGTTGCGCTTACATGGTGTACCCAACAATGAAAGACCCTGGCGGCAATAAGTCCGAGAGCCTGGCAAAGTGGATCATTGGCGACGCTATCAACCGCCAATCCGTCATCGATCATTCGCTATGGGATGCCGAGATGGGTCAGCCTTCTATAGCCCGGTTCGTAACTGAACTGAGTGAGTGCTTCGGTATAAGTACTTTTATTGCTGGGCAGTGCGCCGCTGATCTCACCTACGACGACGGTCACCTGGGTAATGCCGAGGACCTACTGACATGGGCACCGTTGGGGCCGGGGTCACAGGCTGGGCTAAACTACCTATTTGGCAAGCCTGTGAGCGCTAAGTGGGACCAAACCGACTTCAATCATGCGCTCATGGATGCCCACGAGCGTGTTGAATCAATAGGAATCACTGGTTTAACACTTCACGATCAACAAAGTACGTTTTGCGAGTACGGCAAATATGCGCGCACCGTGCTGGCCGTTGGGAAACCGAAATCACTTTATAAACCACAGAAAGCCTACTGATCATGGAAATACGTGCCTATAATGTCAATGGCGCTTTGGCTGATGCCCTCTGGGCTCTCAAGGCTGGCAACTACGAGCCTGAGCAGACCCGTAACGGGCCTGTTATAGCCTTTCCCGAGCCTGTTACCACCATCTATAGCCGACCCCAGGAGCGGGTGTTGTTCGCTGCCAAACGGGACGCTCCGTGTATTTTCCACTTGATGGAATCGATATGGATTCTAGCAGGGCGACAAGACGTCGGGTTCCTGCAACAGTTTAACAGCCGTATCAGCCAGTTTAGCGACGATGGTGAAACCTTTAATGCGGCCTACGGCCACCGGGCACGGCACCACTTCGGACAAGACCAGTTGCTATCAGTGATTGAGATGCTGCGCAAAGACCCTGGCACGCGGCAAGCTATCCTTCAGTTATGGGATTCAGATGATCTTACCCGCAAAACACTTGACCGCGCATGTAACATGTCAGTAGTGTTTGACTGCCGGTTTGGAATGCTCAACATGACTGTTTTTAACCGCAGCAATGACATTCTGTTTGGCGCATACGGAGCAAATGCCGTTCACTTCAGCTTCCTACAGGAGTTTGTAGCCCACGCGGTCGGCATTCCCATAGGCGTTTACCGTCAGGTCAGCAACAACTTGCACTTGTACCTGAACAACGGCTACGACGGCTACGACATCATTGCTAACGTGATTGAATTTGACAACGAACTGAACGACCTCTACGCCACCGGCCAAGTCTCCCCCGAGCCCATAATGCGGGACAGCCGCTACCTACATTTCCTGGACGACTGCGAGGTGTTCTGCAACCGCCCGTTTGACCCTGACGTTGTGTATCATCACCAGTTCTTCCATAACGTGGCCCACCCGCTGGCTATGGTGTCTAAGGTGCGCAAGGACAAGATAGGCACCGGGGAAGAGTGGGCCGCTCGCATCACCGCTAGCGACTGGCGCAGGGCTGCTCAGGACTGGATTGCCAGGCGTGAGGCCAAAAAGCAATCGGCTTCCAAAGTCTGATTGGCAAATACAATCGACAGCCCTCTTTTTGGGGGCTAAAATAAAAGCTCTTCCGATAACTTAATAACTGAAGGATTCAATGATGAAAAAGAAACTCCTATTCGCCCAGGCTGGAGCCGAGGTCATGCGCTACCACACACTGACCACGATTGTCAAGGAGACCGTCGGTCATCACTCACATATGGTGGCTATGATATGCTACATCCTGGATCCGAACTGTTCTCGTGACCTGCTCCTGGCAGCGCTTACACACGACCTAGCAGAACAGGCTACAGGTGACATTCCCTCTATCGCCAAACGAGCCTACGGCGTTAGCGAACAAGTATCTTCTCTCGAAGACACCATTATGACCGCTGCGGGGTTGGCTTTCCCTGACCTGTCAGACTACGAGAAGCGCATCCTCAAGCTGGCTGATGTAGCTCAGGGTGCTCTATACTGTGCCCGTGAGATCAGCCTGGGCAACCGGCGTATGCGTACCGTATTCGACCGTTACATGTCCTATGCTGCGGATATGGGGCTGCTTGGGGTTGAAGAAGAACTGTTTGAAATCATCCGAGGAGAAGCACTGTGAGCGAAGTTAATAAGATTCAGGTAGGTGGTTCTCACTACAAGGCTGAGGGCCTGCAGCACTGGGACATCGTAGATGAATATGACGTTTCCTACTTAGCGGGGAATGCCACTAAGTACCTCACTCGGTTCCGTCGCAAAAATGGAGTGCAGGACTTGCACAAGGCCCAGCACTACATCGCCAAGATGATTGAGACCCGTAGTAAGTTCCACAGCAGGGCTGAAGGCGATGTGCCTGATTTGGTCCTGCAAACATTCTTCGCTGACAACGGTATCACTGGGCCTGAGCGTGAGCTTATCCGTTTGATTTTCAACTGGTTGAACCCTAACCACCTGCGCACCGCTTCAGTCTGGGTCAAGGCGCTGATTGATGAATACGAAGAAGGTGCTCCCACCGGCGCTTACGTCAAGCAAGATTGAAATGAGCGGAACTTTTGTGTTCGATTCAGAAACATTGAACAACTACACCCTGTTCGCGTTCAAGAACGTGGACACGGGTGAGTACTGGCGGGTTCGGCGTCACGAGGCCCGTGCGCCGGAGCGCCTTATGGCGTTCCTACACCAGCCGGACTCCACCTTTGTCGGGTTCAACAATAAGAGCTTCGACGATGTCATCGCGTCGGCGTTCTGCGTTGGGCGCACAGAGCCAGAGATCAAGCGTATCGCCAACGATGTCATTGAGAACCGCCTGCAGCCCTGGGCCGCGCGGCGCAAGTACTCCCTGCCGGACATCGGCTTTGACTCTATTGACTTGATCGAAGTGGCCCCGTCGTTCGTTGGTCTCAAAGCCTACGGTGCTCGCATGCATATGCCGCTGTTGCAGGACATGCCTATTGAGCACGACGAGGACATCATGCCTGAACAGCGCAAGATTGTGGACTCGTATTGTGACAACGACCTTGACACCACTGAAGAGCTGCTCAAGCGGCTCGATGCCCAGTTGCTGCTCAGGGTGCAGATGTCCCGTCAGTACGGGGTAGACATGCGCAGCAAGTCTGATTCTCAGATGGCTGAGCAAGCCTTCATCAAGACTCTGAAGCTAGAGCGCAGGGAAAACAAGATTCCGGCAACTATTACCTACACCCCTCCAGCGTTCTTGGTGTTCAAAGACCCCGCGTTGCAGGCCCTGCTGGAGCGCACCTCAGCGCATGTGTTTGAGATGAACCAGAGCACCGGGCATGTCATACTGCCTGATTTTCTAGGCAAGGGTATCATTCCCTTCGGTTCAGGCTCGTACCAGCTGGGTGTGGGTGGTATCCACAGTACCCACGACAAGTCGGTGTGCCATGTGGCCGGTGACGGGGCGCTATTTGACATTGACGTCACCTCGTACTACCCGTCCATTATCTTGAATTGCGGACTGGTGCCTGAGGGGTTGGGACAGCCCTTCCTGGATGAGTACCGTCGCATCTACAACACTCGGGTAGCCGCTAAGCGTGCGGGCGACAAGGTCACTATGGACACACTGCGGATTGCTCTGAACGGCACCTTTGGCAAGCTCGCCAGCCGTTGGTCAGTGCTTTACGCGCCGGACCTGATGCTAGCGGTGACACTGACTGGGCAGTTCACACTGCTTATGCTGATTGAAAAGCTGGAGGAAGTCGAGGCTGCTATTCTGTCAGCTAACACCGACGGTATTGCTATCGGCTGCTCACGGGAGGTCTTCTCCTTGGTTGAGAAAACAGTGGCTGAATTCACTGAGTTGTCAGGGTACAACTTCGAGTACACCCACTACCGCGCGCTGGCACTTAAGGACGTCAATAACTACTTCGCCGTCAAAGCCGACCGCTCGCTCAAGGCCAAGGGTATCTACGCCGCTCTGAACCTATCAAAAAACGTCTCTGCGCAGGTTTGCTCTGACGCTGTAGGCCAGTGGCTAGCTAATGGTGTTTCGTTCCGCGAAACCATTCAAAACGCTCACTTTACGGCGTTCTTGAGCGCTCGCAACGTCACTGGCGGAGGAGAGCAGTCCGGGCAGTACTTAGGCAAGGTGGTGCGGTGGTATCAGACCACTGACACAACCCTAGAACCATTGAAGTATGTCAAGAACGGCAACAAGGTGCCTAAGACAGACGGTGCTCGGGCATGCATGGACATTTCGGGTATAGCTGGGCACCCCGAGGACTTACACTACGGGTGGTACTACCGGGAGGCAATCAAGATTGCAATAGCGGTGGGGGCCGAAAGATATCTAACTGAAGAACAGCGCCAACTAGTGACTAAGCCAGAAAAGAAAGGAAAACGTAAAAATGTCAAATAAACGAACCGTGTTCATTGTGCAGAATGACACGCGCAAAGACTACACCACTGCTGAGCAATTTGGCGAACTCAAGGACATCTTCGGCAATGTCGGTTTCCACTATAACACCTCGGCAATGCTAGAGCATGGACGTAGGGTGTTGTCAAAGTGGCAAACTGGGGATTCAATCCTGATTTCAGGTGACCCCACGCTGTGCGGTATCGCCATTACGCTGGCCTCAGAAATTGATGACGTTGTCTACACTTTGAATTGGGACAATCGTGATTTCCAATACATTCGCAGGCGCTGGGACTTTGGCCCAGTGGCTCGCGGTGTTTCCCCTGTCGAGCAATCGATCTAACTGTAAGAAAGAGAGAACTGAAATGGCAAAAGCTGAAGCGAAACCTGCGGCCCCAGAGTGGCAAGCCGCGCTGCGTGTGGGTAAACAAAAAGTACCGCCACGCATTTGCATCTATGGTGGGCATGGAATCGGCAAGAGCACTATCGCTAGCCTGTTCCCGAAGCCTATTTTCATCAGCACTGAAGAAGGTCTCAACTCGCTGGACGTCACGAGCTTCCCACGGGCGCTCAAGATTTCCGACGTCGTGGACAGCATCAAGACGCTGATCAAGGAAGAACACGACTTCAAGACCGTGGTCGTTGACACCATTGACTGGCTCATTGAACCGCTGATTGTAGACAGCGTCAACTCGCAATACGATGAAAAGGCCCAAGCCTATGGTAAGGGTTCAATGTACATCGCCGAAGAGTTTCGTGAGATCCTGCAGGGGCTTGGTGCGCTGGTGACAAAACGTGGAATGAATGTCGTGCTCATCGCCCACGCTGCGGTGGTCAAGTTTGAAGACCCGCGTACCGATCCCTATGATCGTTACCTCCCAAAATTGCCTAAGGCGTGTAATGCACTCATGCAGGAATGGGTTGATGTGCTCGCCTTTGCAGCCTTCAAGGTCATCACCAGGAAGAGCGAAGCCAAAGGTTTTGACACCGCAAAGGTGCGCGGCACTACTAACGGTGAACGGCTGTTGCACTTTGTTGAGAGCCCTGCGTATGCGGCCAAGAACCGCTACGCTTGCCCAGATGAAATCGAAATGACAATTGACAACCTGTCTAAACTGTTACCTTTGTCGGAGTAATTATGCACACCCCTTATGTGTATCGTCTAACTGACCGTTTAAACGGTAAGCGCTACATCGGCTCACGGTATGCTAAAGGGTGTGTCCCTGCCGATCTAGGGGTTACGTACTTTACTAGCCGACCTGAAGTCACTAAACTGTTCCGTGAAAATCCGGATCGGTTTGAAAAACAGATAGTGGTCACAGGAACTAAGGAGTATGTGATCAAGGTTGAAAAGACGATGATTGATTTATACGGTGCAGTGATGTCTGATGATTTTTACAATCGTACCAACAATAAAGCGATCCACCCTGATGACGCTGCCAAGGGGCTCAACAGAACACATTCTGAAAGGAACGAAACGGGTAAAAGTATACACGCTCTGAAGATCGGAAAAGGTAATGTTGATAGCGGTTGGGCGCAAGAACTCGGTAGGCGAGGTAAAGAAAGCGGAAGACTGCCGTTAATGGCTTCTGAAGCTGGTAAACTGGGTGGAAAAGTGTCAACTTCTCTGCGTTACAAGTGTGTTGTTTGCGGTTTGACCGCGTGGCCTGCGGCGTTAGGAAAACACCTGAAGTCTTCCGGACACGTAGGTAGAATTTTTGTTAGTTAACTTTAAAGGATATTTATTATGGCCAAGTTTAATTTCGATGTTTCTGAAGTCGACGTCAATGCAGTTCAATCCCGCGACCCTATCCCCGCTGGGGATTACGTGCTCAGGTGCCTAGAGGCTGAGGAAAAGCAAACTCAGTCTGGCGGCACTATGATCAAAGCGAAGTTCGAGGTCGTCGGTGGCGACTACGACGGCAAGTGGATCTGGGAGAACTACAATACCGTCAACGCGAGTGAGAAAGCCCAGAACATCGGGCGTCAGCAGTTGGTCTCCTGGGCTACCGCGTGCGGCAAGCCTGACGCCGATGACACTGACAAACTGATTGACCGTAAGTTCACTGCTACGGTGGGTATTGAGAAGGGAACTGGCGGGTACTCCGACAGCAACAAGATCAAGTCCTATCTGATGCCAGAAGTGGCTGAGAAACCTGCCAAGGCTACAGCAAAACCCGCTGCCCCGGCTGCAAAGACCCCTGCGAGCAAGGCCGCTAACCCTTGGGATTAACCACTTTAGAAGTATGGTTTTTGACAGGAACACGGTTGGCGCGAGATTCGCCATTCAAGCCTGAAGGCTGAGGGTTCGATACCCTCCCTGTCAATCTATTTTATAACTGGAGAACTCAATAAAGGAATAACTATGGCTCTGATACCACCCTCAAACACGCAGGAAATAATCAACAGGATTTACGCTGCTATACACAAAGAAAAGCAGGACAAAGAACTTTACCTGGGTCGCCTAGGCTCGTCTAGCATCGGTGCGGAGTGCCCACGGGCTACATGGTTGAGCTGGCGCGCCTTTGCTAAGTCCGAATTCGAAGGCCGGATGCTCCGGCTGTTTGAGACAGGCCACCTGCAGGAAGCACGCATTGTAGTGGACTTAAAGCGTGCAGGGTTCCAGGTGTTTGACGTTGACGCCGAAGGTAACCAGTTTCAATACGTAGACGACACGGGCCACTTCATCACCAAGATTGACGGCGTAATCAAGGGTGTGCCGGGGTCCTCTGAGACCCCTCACATCCTTGAGATCAAGACCCACAACAAGAACAGTTTCTCCGGCATCGTCAAGCACGGGGTGCAGAAGTCCAAACCGACACACTATGCGCAGGTGCAATCCAGCATGCGCCTGAGCGATATGACCCGTGCGCTGTACGTGGCGCTGTGCAAAGACGACGAGCAGTTCTACGTGGATCGAATCAAGGAAGACAAGACTGAGCAGAAGCTGATTGACCGGCGCATCATTAGCCTTGTCAATGCGACCATCCGACCCGCTCGCATCAATGAAGACATTGAGTCGTTTGCGTGCAAGTACTGCGATATGAAAGAAGTGTGTTTTGACAAAGCGGCTCCGCTGCGTAACTGTCGTACCTGCCGCAACTGTTTTGCCGCCGAAGCTGGGTCCTGGGAGTGCCGCCTGGGGGCTCCGCGTATCCTTGACAAAGACATGCAGCGCTCAGGCTGCGAACATTATGAGGTGCTCTGATTATGAAACTGACTAACTACATCCGCGACGCATTCATCAACTCAGTCATGAATGACGTTCCTGAAAAGGACTTACACGAAGAGGGTAAGAAAATATTTGAGAAAGCCTATCTAGACTCACTGCCTTCTGAAATACAACTGGCATGGGCGCTGCCAAAGTGCAAGCCTTACGTCAATACACGCTACGCTGGTATCTGTGGAAGTTCGTTTCCACTGCCGTGTGATGGCTCATCAACGCACAGAAACCTTGACACACCGCTGAAGGTGAAGGACAAGATTGACACCCTGACAGCGCAGTACAAGGCTCAGCAAGACAACCGGAATACGCTACGCTATAAAGTTAAAGGCGCTGCGTATGCGTGTACCACCACTAAGCATCTGCGCACATTGCTGCCTGAGTTTGACCGTTACCTGCCCGCTGAAGAAGAGAAGACCCTGCGCACGCTTCCGGCAGTGCAGAACATCGCGGCTGACTTTGTCAAGGCTGGCTGGTCGGCTAAGAAAGTCGTGAAGTGCTAATTGTCGCGATTGACCCTGGGCTAACAGGTGCAATTGCTTTTTTACGTGACGGATCCTACGTAGCTGTAGAGGACATGCCGATAGTTGCCAAGGGGATTGGCTCAGTTAAGAACGAAGTATCCCCTGCAGGGCTAAAACAGCTCATCCGCAAGCATCTGATTGAGGGTGAGGAGGTTGTGGCGGTGTTGGAGCGTGTAGGGGCAATGCCTGGCCAAGGCGTGTCATCAGTGTTTAGCCTGGGGGACAGCTTCGGCTGTGCTCGGGCTGTGCTGGCAACCGCCAACTTCCCTCTCACCTATGTCAACCCTGTCACGTGGAAGAAGCATTTCAAGCTGACGTCTGACAAGGGGCAGAGCCGATCACTGGCGAGCAGGCTGTTCCCTAGTGCTCCTCTACACCTAAAAAAGCACGCTGACCGGAGTGAAGCGCTGCTTATGGCTCAGTGGTACCTGGAGAAACACAAGTGATTGGCAAAAGCAATCAGCACGCCTGTTCTGGTTCAAAAATGCAATCTTGACTCGCGTTTCACATGCTATACTTTAGGCTATACTTTAGTCTATAACTTAATAACTCAGAAAGGAAACGAAGATGACACAAGTAATATCACCTGAAATCACGATCACGTCTTACAAGGGTTTTGACAAAGACCTCAAGTGCCGTGATTTTCAGTACACCATTGGAGGCACTGTTCAGCACGATGGCGAAGTGAAAGCATGTTCAACCGGCTTTCATGCCTGCGAATACCCGCTGGATGTTTTTGGCTACTACGCACCAGCCGGAAACCGCTTTGCAGTGGTCGAGCAATCTGGACAGTTGAGCCGCCATAGTGATGATTCAAAGGTCGCCAGCGCAAAGCTGACGGTGAAGGCTGAAATCAACTTTGCCGGTCTGATCAAGGCCGCGATTGAGTACACCACCAAACGTTGCAAGCCTATTGACCCTGAGTCTCCTGCCTCCGCCACGGGCACTCAGGGTGCTGCCTCCGCCACGAGCACTCAGGGTGCTGCCTCCGCCACGGGCTATCAGGGTGCTGCCTCCGCCACGAGCACTCAGGGTGCTGCCTCCGCCACGGGCTATCAGGGTGCTGCCTCCGCCACGGGCTATCAGGG